GCCGCCCTCGTGGCGGTTTTTTTTGTGCCTGCGTTCTTCGCACAAAACCCGAATCCGCCGGAGGGATTTTGTACGAGTCCCGATGGCGAGTGCTGGTCCGTTCCTGGGATCTTCGGGGCGGAGTGTGACGAGCCACCCAATACCTTCAGTGCGCTTCCCTGTGGAACTCCTGCGGTGTACGAAGGCGACATCGAGTGGAAGCCAGAGGCGGCAAACTATGTTCAGGGGCCATCGGCGGTGCGGGACTTTGATGGATCAATCTACATTTTGGGGAACGCGGGCTTTTGCTGTGAGGTCCCGGGGCCTCCGGGGCCAGGGTGGGAGCAGGTCTTCATCGTCCGGTATGGACAGTCTGAAGTAACCGCGCTGTCCCCCGCGATGCCCTGGCCGAACGACCCGCATGAGATAGCGTTTGTAACGGTCGTTGGGCATGGGGATGGATGGTTGGTCGCCGGGATACGAACGACGTTTCTGTCGTGGGTGATTGACCAGAACAGCAACAGAACGATGATCTGGTTTGCGTATTATTCCGCACTGACTCGACAGCCCGATGTCGTCTTTTGGGATGTGGTCTCGACGTATGATTACGCCTGCACCTTGCGGAACTCCTGCCCGGGTCTGGGACCGATGATGCCGTCGCTTATCTGGAGCAGCGGCACACTGTGGTTATTTGACGGCGACGGCCTGGGGTTCCTGGCCGGGTCTCCCGGTTTTGTTGCATGGACAATCGACCTCGAACTCAAGGGGCACTTGGATGGCTGGCCGAATCTGACCGCCACCAAACAGTTCTGGACGTTCTGGCCCCCTGGTCACGTGGGTACGCCGGCATCGGACGTTGCACTTGCCGACGACGGTACGGTGCGCGCACTGCTCTCTGGCGGGGGGGCGTCAGCTTGCTGGTGGGGAAATTGTCATCGAATCGACGAGTGGATCTCCAACGACGGGGGACACAATTGGGTGAAGGGTACCCGCTCATGGTCTGATTCTAAGGGCAGATATGCCTGGGATGCGGGGTATGTCAAGGACCGCACCGGGGGCATATCCCTGGATTCGACCGTACTTGTTGGTCTGGTCAGCACCGTAGAAGCCCCGACCTCCGGCGAATGGAAACTGCATTGGTGGGCGGACCCGCGCGCCCCGTTGCCCCGGTCCTGGGGTCAGGAACCGGGCTGGAGATTTCAGCGGGTGAGACGGCATTTGGAACGCGAACCGAAACCGAAAACATTTGTAGAACCCTGAAAGGAGAACGAACATGGGCACCTTAATTGGGATCGTAGTAGTAGTTGTCCTCATCGTCGCTGCCTACTTCATCGGCAGGAACCGCGGGAAGGCCGCAGTCGCGGCTGAGAACGTGAAGCTGCTCGAGCTCCAGCGGCAGTTGACCGCCGCGCTGGAGAAGGGCGGGGCCTGGGCTGATACCGAGTGGCAGCAGTTCATGACCTGGCTGAAACAGCGTTACATCAAGCTGTGAGGCAACCGTGATCGACCGCCGCCGCAAGACCAACTGGATGTCGCGCCGCTTCTGGCAGAGCAACGTCATCATCCTGCTCGCCACCGGACTCACCTACTTCGGCAAGTTGGGTGGTGAGACGTGGGCCGTCACGGTCTGTGCGGCGGCGGGCTTCTACGGATTCAACCGGACAAAGGAGAACCTAGCATGGGCATCCTCACCTACACCAAGCTCATCGCCGGAGCCGCCGGCCTCGCAGTCGTAGCCTGGGGTGCGGCCACCGTCAACGGCTGGCGCGTTGAGGCCAAGGCATCCCGACCGATCATCGTCATCCAAGCCGAGAAGATCGTGGACCAGGACCGCCAACTCCGGGGCTACGAGATCACCCACAAGGAATTGCGGGCGGTGGACGCGATCAAGGATAGGGTGATTGCCGAGAGCCGGGAACGGGGCGCCGAACTCGAAAATCGCCTCACCCTGCTCAACCGGAACCTGGCTCAGATCGAGGCGGAGCGGCGCGCCTGGCAGGCGCAGCCGTACCCGGAAGACTGCGAGCAGGTAATGAGAGAACTTGCACGGAGAGGCGGGGCAAAACCATGAAGTTAGCACTGACCGGCCTTGTTATATTGTTGCTAACATTCGGCTGCGCGTCCACCAGGCCCTGTCCGCCTTGCCCGCCGGCGGAGATCGTCACGGTGCAAGTCCCGGGTCCCGTCGTGCCGTGTCCGGCACCCCCGACGATCACCCCGCCGCAACTCTGGCTCCTGAACCTGAGTGCCAGCGGCGCCACGATTCAGGAGATTGCAACCGCCCTTGAACACGACCGGCAGGAACTCGCCCGCGTCCTGGCAGAGTACGAGGCGGCACTGGCCGTCTATCGGAACCCCTGACGTGAAGTACGACGACGACGACCCCGAGAACCCACTTGACGATCAGCAGTGGTTCGGCACGATTGCCGAATGGATAAAAAGGTCGGCACTTGTGGTGATCTGTGTACCTTGCTATCCTCGCTGCGCGGGGCTGTAGCTCAGCCTGGATAGAGCGCCAGTTTCCTAAACTGGATGTCGCCGGTTCGATTCCGGTCAGCCCCTCCACGGCCAATTGAGAAACGCGGTCTCACTGAGACGAGACGCAGAGGACGTGCCGGTTTGACGCCGGTCCGAATGTCGCGCCCCGTCGTACCGTGTTGTGCTGCGTGGTGCAAGACGTACACCGAGAACGCAGGTGGCACCGCGCTAATCAAGTGGCTTAAGAAGTTGCGCGAACAAATAAAGGATAGACCCGGGCGGTTTCCTAAGCCGTGTATCGTTCGGCGCGGAACCTGCGTCCTCCGAGTCAATTGCGTGTTTCTCAACTGGTCCCGCATCCAACTTGACGCCGGCCTCAAAATTGCCCTCGCCCCGTGGAGGCCCCTGGAAGGCTCCAGGACAGGCGATCGGTTGTCGCCCGCTCCCCGGTGTCACCCCAGGCCCGATGTCCAGCCAGCGCCCCGAGCAGTACGCGCTCGACCAACTGCGCCATCGGTCTCCTGACCGGCTCGACGGCCTGCGCCCGGATGTACCCGGGAGTCGCAGTGCCGGATGTCCGATGTCCAAGGGCGTCGGCAACCTGGTCTTGCGTGAATCCCCCGTACCTCACCGCCCACGTCGAGAACGTCGCGCGCCCGAGTCCGGGTCCGCTCCAGGTCCGCGTTCCGGCGCGCGCCGAGGCACGGACCAGCGCCGACCGGACAGCCGCCTCGGTGGCCGCCACCAACGACCCCGACAGTGGGAGCAGGGCAGCGAGGGTGTCCACGACCGGGACGACATGCTCATCGTTGGTCTTGCGCTCCCGCAGGAGCAGTACCTTGTCGCGCAGCGAGAGGTCGCGGGTGTGGGCGCGCATCGCCTCTGAGGCTCGCATTCCGGTGAACAGGCAGAGACCGACCGCTACCCGTGCGGGGCCTCGCAACTCGTGCCAGAGACGCGCCATCTCCTCGGGTTCTGGCACCTGCCGGTGGCGCTCCACGACGCGCAGCCTCGGCATTCGCCACCCCGGTACGATCTCGCATTCGAGCGCCTCACCAGCGCGCACCGTCATGCGGTAGAGCAACGCGAGTTCGGCGCGCAGCGTCCGGTTGCCCACGGGACAAGTACCCTGGCGGCGGTGTAGGACGTACCCCTGGATGTCGGTGCCAGTAAGTCGGTTGAGGATGGCCACCCCCAAAAAGTGTTCCTCAAGCCGGGCGTACTTGACCTTGTAGTAACGGAGGGTGGTCTCAGGGCTCCCGGCGTCGCGCAGTCCGGTCTTGTAGAGGTTCCACGCTTCTTGTAGCGTCACGATGCGGGGCAACGGGGCAAGTCCCGCCGTCCTCCTGTCCATGTTCCGTTCCCACTCCTCGGCATCCGGCTTCCGCCGGAAACTCGCCCGATACTCCCTCTTGTTGATCTGTCTCCTGCACCGATACACCCCGCGCTCCACGTCCCACCTCATTGAGGTTTTGTCCCTCTGCGCTTTCGTAGTTGGGTCAATAGGAAAATCCAGAGGAGTGCGCCCATCACATACGGCACCCAAAGGAAGATCCAGAGGAGCGTTCTCATCTCAACCCCTACTTCGTGTTGATCTCCATTTTGACCACCTGCCCGAGTACAGCCAGGTTGTCAGCGTCCTTGTCGATCACAACGTCGGGGTATGGGGCCCGGTTCATGGACTGGAGAATGACGTGTCGGCGCTCAAGTACGACGTTGCGCACCATCCCCGCCTTGTCGAGGGTTAGGGCATAGGTGCGCCTGCTTTTGAGGGCCGTCGCCTTGGTGTCAACCAGGAACCGGGTACGCCCGGCAATCCCCGTACACTCCATTGAGTCGTCGTTGGACACGACCACGACCATCCCATCCCCACCTCGCGGCAGGGCGAAGCGGGGGGCCGCCTCGGGGCCGAACTTTGCTGCTTTGGGGTCTTCCCACCCCTTGACCGGCACGCCAAGAAAGGCTGGCATCATGATCGTGTCCCCTGCCGTGTAGTTTACGTCTTTCACCGAGATCGTGGCAAAGTCCGCCAGCTGGACTCCCGGGCCGAGCCAGAACGCGACCCTCTGCTGATAGGGGTCTTTCCCCGGAATGTCGAGTGCCTTGAAAATCGCCCCTTGCGTCTCGTCCGTGGGTGATGCCTCGCCCCTCTCCCAGGCTCCCACTGCGTTCCCTCCACTGTGCTTGAGCCGCAACCCAAGGTCGCGCTGACTCATCTTCCGGTAGCCTCGCCACTCTTCAAGTCGGTGTGCAAATGGTTCGGACATGGCCCCCCCCTTTCGCCTGGTCAGTGTATCACAAGCCATTGTTGGCACACGGGTTATTCCTCTTTCCTGGTCCTACATCACAATGCACACCCAAGGGGGGTTGACAAGTGTTCATTGGGGCACTATATTGAGGGTGTGAGCACTTCTCCTGAGTCCGCGGCACCCGAAGGTCGGCGCCGGATTATCGCCGAGGTCGATGCCGGAGTCGCCCGTAGCCTCAGAGTGTTTGCGGCCGAGCACGACACCACGATTAGCGATGTCCTGCGCGACCTGCTCAAGAACTGGCTCCATTTCAACTTCCCGTCTGTCTTACCCACAATATCGGTCCCTGATCCACCCATTGTCAAGGGCCCTTCCCACCTACTGTGCCTGAAAGAGGTGGCCAACTACTTCCAGGTGTCACAAGAAACAGTGCGCCGGTGGGTACGTGATCGTCTGATGGTGGCGATCCGCGGTGGTCGGCGCGGCGGGTACCTGTTTGACCCTGCGGACATCCTCAAATTCCGTAGCAAGCGTACCACCGGGGGGCGCCCGTGACGACCCCCCGCGCTCTCTCCTCCTTCCCCCGGCCGGAGCCTTCGGGCATACGACCCGTTGGCCTACCGGAGAACCGGGATTTTCAAATTATGGGCGCTGCGGGCACCCCGCGAGGTGACTCTGTGGCAGAGCGACGGAAGCCACTCAACGTCGCGGACGGTCGGAGACAGCCGGCCAGCGCCCTTCAACCTTCAAGTGTGTGTGCTGCGGCGTGGCGAGATGACACGCACCGAGCCGAACACCTGTTGTCCGTTCAGTCCGGCGGATGGGTGAGTCGGGTCTCGACCTTACGAGGTCGCCTCAGCGGCACGGTCAACCGAGAAGCCGGGGCAGGACCGGCCAGCACACTTCCTCTTCTTTCGAGGCCGCGATGACGACGACTGCGGTACTGCTCATCATCGTTGCCGCCGCCCTGACCTGCGTGGCACTTACACCACCGAGGAGGCCACCTTATGTCTGAGGCTTACCGGCTGGGTTGCCAGGAGTGCGGCGAGCGCCATGGGTGCCGGTGCAACGACATGGTGACGTGTGAGGACTGCGGAGCCGACTACTTCCCGGCCAAGGACGACACCGGCCTGTGCCTAGAGTGTGAACAGACACAAGCCATTCTCGACGCTGAAGATGAGGAAGCTCAAGTTGAATTAGACGAGTTTGGTTTCGGTGCGAACTACTAAATGAAAGGAGAACACCATGAAGTTAGGTCAGGTACATCGGTACGGTGAGTGGCACGCATTGCGTGGGGGGTTCGGTTGGTGGCTGATCGGGCTTCTCGGGTTCGGGCGTCCGGTATGCCACATGCGTGGCCGGCAGACGATCGGCGTTTTCGCGGGCGTGGAGGAATCGGCCACCTGCAACTGGTGTCGCCAGAAGCTCGGGCTGGTGACATACCGCAAGGGACCCAAGGCGATCCCACCCCCGGGCGAGCCGTTGCCAGTCACATTCGAGAGCGCCGTACATGAGGGGCTACTAGCAGGAACCCTCCCGAAGTCGTCCAACGACTTCCCCGGTTACACGCCGAGCATCCTGTTTGATAAGCCGGACGGGGGATGATCTGGTGGCTGAGTGGGTCGTATACGACTGCTTTCAACGGATTCTTGACAACCTGTGGAAGGAGACAATGGCGATGGATGGATTGAGACGGTGCCCATTTTGCGGTGGCTCTCCCGTAGAAGCAAGGGTGTCGTGGGGATACTACGTGCGGTGCCGTGCATGTATTGCAACTGGCGGCGTTGAAGACAGTCCCCAAAAGGCTCGCGACAAATGGAACTGCCGCGCCCCCAAGCCTGAGCAGACAGAGGCGCAGCAGGATCTGGAAAAGTTGAAAGCCGCGTTGACCGACGCGGATGCGTGGGATGACAACGCGATTCTTCGCACCGTCATCCGTCTCGCAGAGAAGGAGGAGTGAGATGCCCGACAAAGACAAGGTCACGGTCCTGGTCCCGGGACTCGTCGCCAAACTGACCAAGATCCTCGGCCAAGTCGGCGGCATCCCCAAGGACCAGAAACATCAGCAGGGGTGGATGTATCGGTCGGAGGACGCACTCATGGAGCGCCTGCGCCCGTTACTCGCTGGCGAGGCCATCCTTTGCCTGCCGTCCGAGGAGTCGGTAACGACTCTCGCGCCCGTGCGATCGAACGAGGGCAAGGAAGCCTCGCACTTCGTCGTTCGCGTCGGCTACACGTTCATCGACGCGGCCACTGGAGAAACCCTTGGTCCCTGTTACATGAGCGGCGAGGCCGCCGACTGGGGCGACAGGGCTCTGCAAAAGGCGCAGACATTCGCCGGCAAGGCGTTCCTCTCCAAGGTATTTATGATCTCGTGCGGTGACGATGTGGCCGACGGGAACGGAGAAGGCAAGACGACGCCTAGCGTCCAGGTCCCACGCAAGAGCGATCAGCTGGAGACGACCACGCCGCCGCCGCAAGGAACGCCGCCCTCAACGCCACCGCCACAAGGGCCGCCGCCCGAACGTGAGCCGGGGGACGACGATAATGTGCTGTTGCCGGTCCTGGTCACCAGCGTCACCCCAAGGACGTCCAAAACCAAGAAACCGTACTTCGTCATTGAGACCTCGGACAGCCAGAGACTAATCACCTTCGACACCAAACTCGGAGAACTCGCCAAGAAGGCACTCGCCGAACACAACCCCCTGTTGATCCTCTCCGAGGACCAGAACGGGTTCCCAACTGTCGTGACGATGGAGTGGGCGTGATCCCAGGCTACACCTTCGACCCGGCAACGCACACGCACGCACTCAATGGCGTGGTGTTGCCGGGCGTCACCAGCGTACTCAAGGCCGAGCACTTCGTCGATGACCGCTGGTGGAATGACAACGCCCGCGACCGCGGCACGTACATCCACCAGTGCATCCAAGCCCTACACGAGAACGACCTCGACGAGTCGCGGTTACTCTCAGAGTACGCCGGGTACGTCGCTGGCTACAGGGCGTTCCTGGTCGAGAAGGGGTTTGTCGCCATAGAGGTCGAGAGGCCCGTCTGCTCGGTCAGCCGAATGTTTGCCGGCGTCCTCGACCTCATAGGCGTCTTCCGAGGCAACCCGACCCTAGTGCTGATCGACGCAAAAACCGGAGAACCTGGGGAGGCCGTGAAACTCCAGACCGCCGCCTACAGACTAGCGTACCACGAGGAAACCAAAACGTACATTCCCGATAGGTACGCGCTGCAACTATCCCGTGAGGGTACCTACAAGCTCCACGGTCCCTTCCTCGGTCAGTCAGACGAAACCGTTTTCCTGTCGGCCGTCAACTGCTGGTGGTGGAGACAGAATCATGCGCGGAGCTAGGAGTTCCCTCCTCGTTCGCTTTTTCGAGAAGGTTCGTGTGCCATCCGCAGACCCCAATGTTTGTTGGGAGTGGATGGCGGCTATGGATCGAGATGGCTACGGTCGGATCAATGCGGGAGGTCGCGATGAAGGGGAACTTCGCGCACATCGCATTGCATGGGAAATCGCCAACGGGCCCATTCCCGCCAGCATAATCGTGTGCCACAAGTGCGACAACCCATCATGCGTTCGCCCATCACATCTCTACGTCGGAACCATCGCCGACAACCAGCGCGACATGGCCGCACGGCGCAGGGGTAATCGCAGCGGGGTCGGATTGCCGTATGGGGTGAGTCCCAATGGGCAACGGTGGAAAGTGCAAATCAGGACTGGCGGCCACAACCAGCATTTCGGCACTTACGACACCATCGACGAAGCCGCTGCCATCGCGCAGCGAGAACGGGAGAGACTTTATGAGCACTGACATCGTGGCGCGAGAGAAACCCGAGCTGGCGACCAAGAGCTCGTCGCTGTTGGTCACCGCCAACGCCATCCAGATCCAAACGGATGAGCACTACATGCTGGCCGACGACTTCTTGGGCAACATCAAGGCGTTGCAAAAAGAAATCGACGCCGGCTATAACGAAATCATCGCTGGAGCCTACGCGAACCACAAGCTCGCGGTCGCCACGAAGAAGCGGTACTCCGACCCGGTAGACGAAGCGGAGAAGGTCGTCAAGCGGAAGATGGGCGACTACCAGGCGCAGAGGGAAGCGGAAGCCCGCAGGGAACAGGTGGCGGCCGAGGCCGTAGCGCGCAAGGCCGCCGACGATGCCCAGCTCGCGCAGGCGGTAGCACTCGAGGCCGCCGGCCACAAGGAGGCCGCACAAGCTGTACTCAGCGCGCCTCCGGCACCTGCCGCCATCCTTCCGATGGCTGTTGGGGTCCCCGTCCTCGAGGGTACGTCGTTCCGCAAACTGTACTCGTGCCGCGTGACGGACCTGCACAAGCTCGCGGTATTCGCGGTCGCCAACCCCGCGATCCTCGCCTCGTGCTTACTCCCCAATGAGAAGTCGCTTGATGCGATGGCGCGGGCGCAGAAGGACTCGTTTTGCATCCCCGGGTGCGAGGTCGTGGTGGAGAACTGCATCGCAAAGCGGGCGACGCCATGAGCAACGGGACCGGAATGCTCTTTTCTGACTGGCTGCCCCGCTATCAACACATCGAGCGCCTCGGGCATGCCGACGTTGAGGGCCTGCTCGACGGCGAGGTGATCGTCCAGGAGAAACTCGATGGGGCGAATGCGACGGTCGCCATCGAGCCGGAGACCGGACGCCTGGTGATCGCCAGCCGAAGCAGTGTCAAGTCGGTGGCTGGAGACCCGCCGAACGGGTTTCGCGGGCTCGTCGAGTACGTGCTCGGAAACGATCCGCTACAGGAACTCGCGGCGTACTACATCGTCCGCGGCGAGTGGCTGGTACCGCACTCGGTCAAGGACTACGCGCCCGATACCTACAAACTCTTCTACGTGTTCGATTGCCAGGAATACGACGACGGAAGATATGTCCATCCTGACGAGTGGAGAAAAATGGCCGAGGCGCTCGGCTGCTTTTGCGTCCCGACGATCGCCCGGCTTCTCAATCCGACCGCCGCCCAGATCGCCGAACTGTCGGTGGGGTCGAGTGCCCTTGGTGCTCCGAAACGCGAAGGCGTGGTCGCCAAGCGGTACGGGTTCGTCAACCGGTTCGGACGGGTCACTTGGGGCAAGGTGGTGGGCGAGGACTTCCAGCAGCGCCACAAGCTCTCGATGGGCGCTAGCAGATGGGACGCCCCCGAACTGCGGTTCGTCGCCGATGTCGTGACAGACGGCGCGGTGCTCAAGGTCGTCGGCAAGGTCTCTGACCTGCACGGGGAACCCGCTGACGTTCGGGCGATGGAAGAGGTTCTGGGCCGGCTCTGGCATGAGTGCGCGTACGAAGAACTAATCGATTGGTGGATCGAAAAGAAGGTGGACATCCTGTCGTTGCGCCAACTCAAAAAGGCTGTGTACCAGCGTGGGCGAGAGACGGCGCTTGCTTTCTTCAACGGCGTAGTTGGGAGAGGGGCCGAGAATGCCACGTGATCTAGAGAAGAAGCGCGAGTACCAGCGCAAGCACCACGCAGCCAACCTGGAGAAGTACCGCGAGTCCAACCGCAAGTACAGGGCGGCGCACCGCGAGGAACTCAACGCGCTCCACCGCAAGCGGTATGCGGAGAATCCCGAGAAAGCGCTCGTGCGCACCCGAGAGTACAGCCGCCGGCGCCGAGTGGAGCATCCCGACAAAACGCGCAGGGCCGCGCGCAAGTGGAGAGAAGGCAACCCCGAGAGGGTACGTGAATACCAACGCAAAGCCGACCTTCGTCGCAAGTATGGCCTTGCTGTCGAGGAATACGATGCAATGGTGGCCGCGCAAGATGGTCGTTGTGCGATCTGCGGAGAGATTCCAAGTGGGAGTCGGTCGGTGCTCGATGTGGACCATGACCATGCCACCGGAACTGTCCGTGGCCTGCTCTGCCATGGGTGCAACAAGGCCACTGGGTTCTTGCACGACAACCCGGACCTCCTCCAAAAGGCAATCAACTATCTGCGGAGAACTGCGTGAGCACCCTCTACCAGATCCGCGATTGGGATCTGCACTTCGAGAACAACAAGAGCCGCGAGCGCGAGCTCTGCGCCTGGTGCCCGATCCCCAACAAGCAGGACGGTCTCGGCTACGGCCGGGTGATGCGAGCAAGGGACGGCGAGGCGATCTATGGGGCGTTCATGGCGGTGGTCCTGGTGGCGTCCAAACAGAACCGCCCGCGCGCCGGGTACTTGACGGACACCGGGCGGGCTGACGGCGTGCCCTACGACTCGGACGCCTTGTCCATCAAGACCAAGGCGCGAGCCTCGATTCTCGCTAGGATGTTGGCGCTCTGCTCAGACGAAAGTATTGGATGGATAGATACTTTCGATACAAGTGCCTCCGGAGTGCCCGCCAAGTGCCCGCCAGGTGCCATAGAAGTGAAGAGAAGAGAAGAGAAAGAAGAGAAGAGAAGAGAAGGGAAGGGGGAACATTTCACGCCCCCCACGATCGAGGAAGCACGAGTCTACATCCAAGAAAAGGGCTACCACTTCACGGCCGAGGAGTTCATCGGCAAGGGTGAGGCGGTGGGATGGGTGACTGGCAAGAACCGGGCACCCCTGAAATCCTGGAAGGGCTGGATGGCCACCTGGGAAGCCAATTGGCGGGAGAACCATCCCGAGAGGGCGACCAGCTGGCAAACCCTCTGCACCCGCTGTGGGAAGGAACCCCGCCGGCCGGACTCGGAGATGGGCGAGAAGTGTTTCAAGGAACTCAGGCTTGGACTAGAAGGAGACGGAGATGAATAAGAGAGTGAGTAGCCAACGTGCCCGACTAATTTCGGAGATGAGTGCTGGAAGTCTTCTTCTCGTCCCAGAGGATGCAATCACACTTGCTCTTGATCTCCTCGACGCGCGGAACGTTATAGAAAGCATCCGCAAATTGATTGATGGTGTTGATGTAAACGATCCCTATATCTACGTGAATGCGGCGCAGATCCGCAGTCTTTTGCCGAAAGGCGCGGGCGGCAACGCTGCTCGTGCTGCCGCGAAGGAGGTCGGGGATGAGTGACGAGAAGGTAACCGAGGAAGACTGCTTCAACGTCTATTGGAATGGTGAGGGGGCGATGCCGCCTCATCTCTGTCTCGGAGATTTTGCTCGTGAACTCTCGATTGCCCGTGCCAATCTCCTCGACGTAAGCACAAAGGCAGAAGATCGGGCCACAGAACACCGCAAGGAATACTGTCAGGTTGTATCTGAGAACATTGGGCACCGACAGCGCATCGCGGAACTGGAGCGAGAGCGGGATGAGGCGAGGCCCGTGCTGGAGGCGGCGCGTTATCAGGCGATGATTCATGGTTCAAAGATAGCCTACCGCGAAGCTTGTTACCAAACGGAATTGGCGATCAGCAGTTTTGACGCTGCTCGTGCTGCCGGGGGAGGCGAGGATGAGTGAGCCGAAGATTCTCTACGTCCACTTTGGCCTACTCCCGGCGAATGGCCGATCGCACAATCACCTCACTGGATTGGATGAGGATGGCGTATCCGTCTATGAGGCCATCGAGCGGGATGACCGTCTCGATGTCATCCTTCCGAGTCTCACCGAGTCGGCCTGCGTCAGTCTGTCCGGCTGCTTGCGTAGGCCCATCTATATCGTGACCGGGAGGCAAATCGGCAGAGGCAGCGACGGCGAGTCTCTGTTAAGTGATGTGGAGATAGTGGGGAGGCGAGGATGCCCGAGAGAATGAACGGTGAGCGGCTGTGTTACCTAGCCTCGATGGCACGATGGACGGAGGTGAAGGAAATGGCCCTTGATCTCCTCGACGCACGCCGAGAGCGGGATGAGGCGCACGAGACGATCGCGTGGATCACCGGCACCGACGATGTAGAGAGTGTGATCGCCGGGGCAATGGCTGCTCTTGCTGCCAAGGGAGGCGGAGATGGTGAATCCAGACTTGAGCGGATTCGCCGACTCATCGAGGAGCAGTACATAGAATGCCCGACGGGCTGCGGTGCGAGTTTCGAGGAGTTGCTTTGCTACGAGTTACACGATGGCGGCCTAACGTTTCGGGCGCTGGCGCAAAAGTGGAACATCGGCCTCCCGACATTGGGCTCCCTGATCGCTGACCACTGCGAACGGCTATGAGGGAGGTGGGGATGAATGACGAACGAATGTCAACTGCATCAGTAGAGTTAGCCTTACGTGACTTAGTTGACCATCCGACCGGAGTTCTGACCGCCGTTGGGCAGGAATGCGTGATGCGTGATCTTCTCGACGCACGGGCGCAAGAGGAAAGCTGGAAGATCCTCGCAAACAAGGCGAACGAGCGGGCGGATTACTTTGAGCGAGAGCGGGATGAGGCGCTAGATGATAAGTGGAAACTCCTCAAGATTGTTACTGACAAGAATGTGGAGCTTCTGACTTTGCAGCGAGAGCTGATCGCATGGCGTGCTGCCATTCAGCGCATTACTCCTGGCGGTTCTGAGTTCATGGACCCCGAGAGTGTTGAGCGATGGGCGCAGAAGCAAAATCGTGAACTTGGGCAGGCAAAGATGGACGTTGTGAAGCTGCGCCGAGAGCGGGATGAGGCGGGGGTCTTGGCGGCGGTTCTTGCCAAATGGCTTCATCGTGAGTGTGTGATGTCGGGGTTCGACCTAGACGGCGGCTCCGTCCAAGAAAAACTTCTCAGCCTCGGTTTCGCTGAGATGCACTTGCCGGAGCCAGGATCACCCGAGGAGGAAGAGTTTGGACAAGACCAAGTGCTTTGCTACCTCAAACCGGAGTGGGCTGCTCGTACTGCCGGGGGAGGCGGGGATGAGTGAGAGAGTAAGTAGTCACGCCTGCACGCGGATTGCAAAACTACTCTCCGGGCACACAAAACTGGAACGTGATCTTGCTGCCGATCTCCTCGACGCACGTACCCGCGCGAAGGAGCTGGAGGAGGCGCTGCGGGAAATCGAAGTACAGACCGCACTATCGAAGGGCTTGGCAACTCGTGCCCTGCGCGGGGAGAACCGCCCACTTGACGTTTCTGGCCCCAATGGGGGAGAAAACTCCCCATTGGAACGCGGGGAGGAGAAGGGATGAGCCTGGACAAGCCGAGGCGCACGACGAGTGAGGCGTTCAGGGAGTGGTTGCGGCCAGCCGGCTGCATCATCCAAAGCGGTTCGTGCTGGGGTCGCCTTGAGTTTCACCACGAGAAGAGGCGCGGGGCCAGGGGCAGCGATCCGCTACTCGGCGGCTCCGACTTCTGCGGATTCTGGACTTGTGTGTTCCACCACAACATCGCGCAGAGTCACCGTGCCCAATTCGAGCTAGAACTCGGCATGCCGATCTGGCAATGGCTGTTCCGCCAGCTCTATCTCTACGCGATGGAGCGCGGGTTGCTTGAGGTGGACGGCGAGAAGGTCGTCGCGGAGCAACAGTGGCCCGAATCGCTGCAAGAGATTGCGGCAGGAGCCTTGAGGCAAATTTACGCACAGCGCGAAGAAATCCTGCGGGCTTTCGTCGCCAAGTATGGGTGCCAACCAGACGAGATCGTTCAGGTCGAGCAGGAGACAGCAAACGGAACGGCATGGCACGTAGAACCTCGTGCTGCTATCGGGGAGTCGGCGTGACCCCGAACCCGGCATGGGCAATGCCCGGTCTCCGGACGGCCCGCCCCGGGCGAATCAAGAGACCCGGCGAGATGAACAAACTTGAGGAAGCCTACTCATGGGTTCTCGAAGCCCGGAAGCGGGCAGGCGAGATTCAGTGGTGGGGGTACGAGCAGATGACCCTCAAGCTCGCGGACGGCGTGCGTTATACCCCCGACTTCGCTGTACTCACCCTTGGGATCAATACCACCGGCCAACTCGAATTTCACGAGGTCAAAGGCTACATGCGCGATGACGCCCGCGTAAAACTCAAGGTTGCCGCGGCGATGTTCCCGTTCAAGTTCCTCCTCGTCCGCAAGAGCGGGCAGGGGTGGGAGATCACGGAGGCTTGAATGCTGGCTCGAATACTAACGGCGATCGTCGGGACGTACCTGTTTGTGATCCTCGTCGAGATCGACAACCGTGCAATCGCGCGCAACATGCAGAAGAGGACGGGACGATGACGGACCTGGTTGCAGTGGTCGAGCTCCTCGCCCTGCTCGTGGTCGCCGTGGTCTGGTGGCGTCGGGAACGCAAATGGAAGGCGATCGCCGGTCTGCGTACTGGTCTGGCCAGCGAGTTCACGGACAGGCTGTGCGCCGGGATTCAGCGCAAACTCGGGCGGCGCAAGGGCATGAGGATCATCAACGAGGCGATGCGCACGGCGCGCGAGGCGTGGAACACGAAGGTCATGGGAATCGCAAAATGAGGTGCCCGGAATGCGGTGCCGACCTGGACCGAGGCGCGGAGGGCACCAAGGATGACAGGCGAAACGCCTATCTGCGGACCCAGGACTGCGAGAAGTGTGGGTCAAGGCGGGTGTCAGTTGACCATCTGTTTCCAGAGGATCGCCAGGCCGAAGAGTTGCATTACCTGTACGCCCTGCGGTACGCCAGGCGTGCAAAGAAGGTCCGTTCCACCCAACACACGTAATCTAGTGTGACACCCTTGACATGCGGCGGCACCTGCGCCAGATTGTCAGAGTGACCATCCGTCTCCTCTGCGGCGACGCGCTCGAACAGCTCCGGCTGCTCCCGGATGAAAGCGTGCAGTCCTGCATCACGTCGCCGCCGTATTGGGGCCTGCGCGACTACGGCATCGCGGGGCAACTCGGTCTTGAGCGCACGCCGGAGGAGTACGTCGAAAAACTGGTCGAGGTGTTCCGCGAGGTGCGGCGGGTGCTGCGCGGGGACGGGACACTGTGGCTCAATCTCGGCGACTGCTACAACGCCTACAACGGGGGGGCTGGTCCCGGTTCAAAACTCTCCGATACTCAGACCAGCGAGCGCCCGCACCTTGAAACTGGATACGGTCTTCGGACGCCCAGCCTCAAGCCCAAGGATCTCGTCGGCATCCCCTGGCGCGTGGCCTTCGCGCTCCAGGCTGATGGATGGTGGCTGCGCCGCGACATTATCTGGCACAAACCCAACCCGATGCCGGAGAGCGTGACTGACCGACCGACATCTTCGCACGAGTACGTATTCTTGCTCACGAAGTCGGCGCGGTACTACTACGACGGGGAGGCGATCAAGGAGCCGGCCGATGGTCGAACATGGCATGACCTAACCGGGCCACCGCGATTGGACGTGCCTGGACAGACGAAACAGGACGGCCACGGGCGCCGACACTCCGGTTTCAATGCACGATATTTTCAGGAACCGCCGCCAGCGTCACGTAATCGCCGCTCCGTCTGGACAATCCCCACGCAATCTTTCCCCGAGGCGCACTTCGCCACCTTTCCGGAGGCCCTTGTCGAGCCGTGCATCGCGGCGGGGAGCCGTGGACCTGGAAAACGGTGCGATTGCGACAGGTTGGTTCTGACGCCTACCGGTAGTGGTCCGGTGAACGATCCGACCCTGTCCACGGGGCGAGCTGGCATGAATCGTCCGCGCCGACCGGATGAGGGAACGCGACCAATCACAAGGAGGGAACAGCGCCACCACGCGGAGGAGATGAAGAGGAGTCCCGTTCGGGATCAAATTGCCGCTGCGTGTGGATCGGCCTTTACCCATTACATCCGAACTGACGACAGCGGTGCGCGGCCTCTTCCAGAAGAATTTCGGCGCCGGTTCTTGGCGGCAGGATGGCTCACCGAAGCGCCACCGTGCTCCTGTCCAATGGCGGAGGGTGACACTGTTCTCGACCCGTTCTGTGGCTCGGGGACCGTGGGCGTCGTGGCACTGCGAGCTGGGCGGGACTTCATTGGCATTGACCTGAGCCCGAGATACGTAGAGATGGCGCGCCGCAGGATCGAGGGGACGGCTCCGCTGTTCGCGGAGGTGAAGACGTAATGGGGCAGCTATTCGAGCGCGTGTTCGATCCCGAGCAGGTGCTTGATGGAATCGAGCGATGGGCCTCCGGCTACGAGATGTTGCGCGAGTTCGGAGGCCAAGACTTGCCAGGGAGATTCGATGGTCTACTCGTCCCGACTGGGAGGGACTGCAACCAGGCGAAGCAGACCGACCGCTGGTGGTGGGAGCGGTTCGGCCTCGCGGTGGTCGAGGTGAAGGTCGAGCGAGCTGATTTCTTGGCCGCGCTCAAGAACGGACAGCTCGAGAAGTACCGGGACTTCGGCGCGATCGCGGGCGTCTATCTGGCTTCGTGGCGCGGCGTCGCGAAGACCTCCGAGTTGCCAGAAGGTATCGGTCATCTGATCGTCGGATGGGGGGAACCAAATCCTGCGCTCCGTTACCGGGAGCGCGTCCCGCGTTGTGTCTGCAAGCGGAAGCCCGAGTGGAGGGCCACGACTCCGACAGTCGCGCTCATGTGGCGGATCATCTTCGCGCTGGAGCAGAAGCACCTAGACGAACAGCATGAGAGACAAAGACTTGAGCAGAAGTACAGCGAACAGTTGCACTCCCGTCTGGCGGAGAAGTTGTGGAAACCGTTGCATCGACTTGAGGTTGAAGCGGAAGCCGCGATGGGAGAGAAGGTGAAGCGGTGAGACAACATCCTAAGTCACGGGCTTTGTGGAGGTGAAGACATGAAACGGATTGATGATCTTGTAGGGGCGACTGTCAGGCGGATCGAGGTTGGACGCTACGGCACGATGCACCTGTATTTCAAACCAACGGACGGGACCTTCTGTCCTCGGGACTGGGACCCAATGATCGTGCAGATCCCCAAGGAGCCGAAGAAGCGGAAGGTCAAACGATGAAGAGAGGGCAGGTGCGCCCGCTGTTGATGGTCGGCCGCGGCATCCGACTCCCGGGTTGGATGCTCGATGCCATCCTTGATCGGTGGCTGGAGCGCGCCGACGGACGGGGGGCACCGGCCCTACGCCTCGACGGGGAACCTCTCGTGGACCGGCAGGGGTACACCGAACCCTCGGAACTGCTGTGGATCTGCACCGTGGGCTGCAAACTCGCGCGGTGTCCATCACAGCCAGTTGACCCCCAAAACCCGAACTCCACTCGGATGCCGGTGGTCGAACAGGTGGTGCGCCTGAACGCCGCCATCGCCGAACGCAACAACAAGCTCGAACACCTGCGCTCGGACATCAAGCGGCTCGGTCCACCCCCAGGGAAGAAGGCACCCAAGTCCACGGCGGGCATCCTCTCCGAACTCAAGGAGGACGAGACGCTGATGGATGCGGAACTCAAGTGGGCCGCAGGCCGAGTCGCGCAACTTGCTGGTAGCCGCGACTACCGGGACGGTCGCAGGTATCTGACGCAGGCGTTCACCGGGGCGATACTCGATGACCCCACGTTCCTGGCCTGGAGTGAGTATGCCTGCTGGCTGGTGTCACCCAACCTGCTGCTGAGGCCGGCGATGGAGCGAGCCGGGATCACGCCCACACAGCTTGCCGAGCGCCTGGGCGTGACCTACGAGACCGTAAGTCGCTGGCTTGCCGACCGCAGCTCGCGGCGATGGGTCCTCATCCCGATACATCACGCTCCGGCGCTCAGAGAACTGTTGACTGCTTGAGAGGAGACGACCATGCGGGTCCTGGACTTTGACCCCGAGTTTACCTGGGACGCGGGCGAGCCGTTCCCCGTCGCGCTGATCGGGCGAGCTCGCGAACACGCGAGACGCAACGATCACCGCCAACTTGAGGCCCCCATCGCTTTCGAGGGGGCCGCTTCTTGCTGGAACCCACTGGGCGATTGGCGGGGGATCTCCTTTGTGGTGCTGGCGTGCGCGGCCTGCGGCCAAGAGATCGGACGGGGCATCGTGTGGCGCACACCGCCCTCGGACGACGCCTACCCTTGGCAGGCGGGGTACTGGTCGAGGGTTGGGTGAATGTCCTCCACCTCTTCGCGGGAGCCGGGGGCGGGGTCCTTGCCGACAGACTCCTTGGATTCAGGAGCGTCGGCTACGTCGAAATCGAACCGTACTGTCAGGCGGTCCTCAAGGCGAGGATTGCGGACGGCAGCATTGATCCTGCCCCCATCTTCGGGGACGTGCGGGAGTTCATTCGCGTCGGCGCTTTTCGCGTAACATAAGGAAGCGCCCGAGCCTGCGGAGGGTTCTCAGTGCAGTCACCACTGAACATCCTGTGGCGCCCGCCAATTCCTCCGCCGTCACCCCTTGTGAGCGAAGGGCGAGACAGGTAGCCACCGCCGCGAGTTCGCGGGTCCGGGTGCTCATGGCATCACTCCTTTCTGTAACAACAAGTTCCCCGACATCTCTCTTTCGCGTGTTTCCAAGTCATCGAGAAATCTGGCCGCCTCGGCCAGGTCGCCCGCGACCTTAACAGTGAGTGGGCCGAACCACTGTTCGACTACATTCCAAGGGCGGGCAATGAGGATACCGGTACCCTGGGGGTTCGTGGCCATCCATGTGACAAGGTTCTGCGGGCGGTCGTCGATGAGTGCGTCGGCAAAAAGTAACTCTTTGTGCTTGATGCAGATAAGGCGCTCAATGTCGAACCACGGGGCAGTCCTTTTGAGCCATGCCACCTTGCCGGGCACCGCGATGTCGGGGCGAGGTCCGGGTTGCGTAGCAATGTAGGTGTCATGTGTCAAACAGAGTTCGCGCAAGGCCACAATCGCCCCCGGGTAGGCGGTACCCTCGGTCCACAGCCGAGACGACTTGGTGATCGCAGACTTGGCCTTGGTGTTCGGGAGTTGCCTCATGAAGTGCCACTCCCAGCGGAAGTCCGGCGGCAATTCTTCGCCGCTCAACTCGTGGTACAGACGGAGGTAGATCCCCGTCCAATCGTAAACGACTCCGTCAAGATCGACTAGGACGCGCATCACGCCCCCAGTCGGTCGAACAGCCAATTCGCAGCCCGACAGAACCATCGGGGCGGAGGGATGAGGATGCCGAGCACCAGACCCACGAAACTGCCTACCAGCACTCCCACTAGGATGCTGAGGGTCATGCTGCCTCCTTTCCCTGCCGCCCGCCTGTGAGTCGCGCGGCCAGCATCGCCCGTTCGCGGACGTGTTGGGTGCGGACCTCGCTGATGTTCTTGTTGTTGACCTGGCACCAACAGGGGACGCAAAGCGAGTAGTTGCCGCCGTCGATGCGCCCGGGCTTGTGGCAGGCGGTACACTCCTCGTCATTGACCCAGATGATCGGTCTAGTCATCACTTCCTCCGCAGGTCGGACACCGCTTGCCTTCTGGTCTTCCGCAAGTCGGGCACTTTCTCTGGATTTCCAATGTGAACGTGTCGGTGGGGCCAAGCGAAGTCGCCCGCATTGGCGGCTCGGTTGCAAGTTCACCAATGCAGTGGCCACCCACCTCCTGATCCCAAACGCCAATCCAGGCAAAGGGCTGAAACGACAAGTGTGTCCATTCCACCCTGAATGGCCCGGAGAACTCCTCTGAGGTTATCGGCATCCGACGATACCCGTCTCGCTTTTTCTTGTTCACGAGTTCCGTGCCGCGGGGACCATGGCGCGAACCGGAATGGAGTGCCAGCCACAATGTAATCGGTCCAATGCTCATAATCCCTCCTCCATCGCGGCCTCTCGATCTCGGAGAGGACCAATTGCCTCGCTCGGCCGCATACTCTCAGATGCAATGACGTAGAACTCGGTCATGGCGTCACCCGCACCACCCAACAGCACCACATCAGCAGCACGAATCCCATGAGAATCAGCGGAGCGAGCCAACCGCCACCTTCGGAAATGCCGAGTTCGCTGTTGACCTTGCGTGCTGCCCATTCCACGTTGGTCATGCGTGGCCCCTGTCGAACACGGCTCGTATGTCCACCGGGCCGAGCCTCAGTTCCTCCTCGGACTCGGGACAGGAGACGGCTTGCAGGGAGCTAATGGCGCTCGTGGCGCGGTCATCGAGGAAAAGGTTGAGCGTTAGAACCTGGCCGTCCCTGGCTTCAACGAACATCTTCATGATCGAGTAGGGCGGGCAAACAAAGCCCTTCCCGTCAAGGGTTGCCCCGCGAGGCATGGGGTTGTGCTCGGTGACAAGCTGTACGTTGCGAACGCCGTGAACCGTGATGTCTGACATGGCCTCTCCTTTCGTTACGCAGCCTTGCGGCGGCTCAGGCCGAGGAAGCCGGCGAGCTTGGCCATCACCCGCGAGATCATCGGCTTGAACGGTAGCGGCTCGGCCTGTTTGGCCGGGTGCTGCTCGTACGTCCGTGGGCCGCGGGAACTCCGGCTCCGGCCCCTGGTCCCGGGTGTGGATGCGGCACGGCGCGTCGCCGGCCGGTGCTCGAGCAGCCACTTTCCTTTTCGGCCTAATCCCTGCTTGATGGGCACGAGCATCTCAGTAGTCCTCCGGGTCCTGAAGCGGGGGGATCTCGCCGATGGCCTTGGTTATGAAGTCGCGCGCCGCCTGCACCCAGCTCGGTTCTATGGCGTCGAAATGCCGGGGGTAACGGTGCCACCAGATCAGTGCGTTTTTCGCGACGGAAAGGCCGTCTGGCGCTGCGGCGATGAGGTAGGCGTCTGCCTGGTAGAAATCACCTCGTCCGAAGGGTGTTTCTGGTCCTATCACTTCCCACTGAAGAAATTCTTCCTTGGACCATTCACCGCCCTTGTAAGAAGCAGAGCGGCAGTCTGCTGTCCACGGTCCAGGTGTGTGTTTATCCATGTTAGAAATCCTCCGGCAATCCGATTGTCAGGACTGGCTCAGGGGTGTCGCCCGGCCCGCAGTGCAGCCAAAGCGTGACCAGCCACTTGCGCGTGCCATTGGTCGGCAGCCTGAGCTGGTAGGGCACAAGGTCGGTGCCCATGGGGGCGTCGTGGGCGGCGCATCTCGCCATCCACACCACGTCCCACAGTCGCCCCTTGACATCCTGGCAACTGCCACGCAGACCCGCCGGGATGTCCTCGATCATCGCCCAAACGGCAGCCGTTACCACCGTGGGCCACTTGAGTCCCGCCTCGCGGGCGACCTCACTCACGTCAATGAGCTGGCCGTCCTCGATGGCCTGGACCCGGGTGTATGAGCTGATGATTTCACCAAAGATGTCGTCGATGAGCGTGTCCATCTCACTCCTCCTCGCCGCACCAGCGGCGCGCTTCTTGGGTGGCCTCAACCTCGGTGTGTCCGAAGTGTTCCGACCCGTCGGAGCAGACAGCGATCCAGTCATTGCAACCCTGCTCGATCTGCTCATCTAGAGGCAGGTTTGGTGTGTAGGTGTTGGGGGCTTCGTAGACCTCAACGATGTGCGGCATCTCACTCCTCCTCTCGGTCGGCACATGAGTTGCACTGGTAGCCACGGTGGACATCTTCGGGGGTGAGCCGGTTCTCGCCGCCGCACGTCGGGCACGGACGGTTGCGAGGGTTGCGCCTTGAGGCTGCCCGTAGCGCGGAGCGGCCACCTGGGTCAGCGAACTGCGGGCCGCCGTCGTACTCACCGTGGTATTCCTCTTCCCTGTAGGACCTGGCCATGGTGTCCCTCCCTCTCACCACTCAATATAAGTCCTGGTACACACTTTGTCAAGGGGGCCAGAGATCGAGGGTACCACGGAGGCCATGTTACCCCCCTGGGCCGATGCGTTGCCCCCTTTCTGACCGGTTCAGAGGCGGACACCACGGATCGCTAACACACGACATCTAGTGTGGCGTACAAAATCGGGGGGGGTGATGTGGTAAGATGGGTATGTGGACTAGAGGCAGTGGACTTTAACCCGGGGAGGGGATAGTGCCAGTGACTATCACCTTCGCGGCCTCGATCAGCGATAGAAAGACAGCAATCCAACGCTCTGGCCTGCTCGAGGGCGGGGGGGCCGTGACGTTCGACCTGCCCGAGACCGAACTCGGCGCACTGGCCGCACTCCTGCCACTCGCCCGGGTCCCACTGCGGATCACAGTCGAAGTAGACACCGAGACGGCCATCATCCCGCAGCAGGAGGAGCCAGCAGACACCGGCGAGGAGCCGAGACCAACATGGGCAGGGCAACGAAAGGCGCACAAGAGGCGGGATTAAGCAATGACCGCCAGGAAATGTTCTGTCATGCGTATCTTGCCAATGGGCTGAATGCGAAGGCCGCTTGTATTGCAGTTGGTTACAGCGCCAAGGGCGCAGAGGTGCAGGCGGCAAGACTGTTAGGCAGTGCTAGGGTGCAGGCTCGCATAGCTCAGTTGCAGGCGCCCATCATCGAAAAGCTGGAGATCAGCACCGAACGTGTCCTCGACGAGGTCGCGGCTTGCGCCTTTGGTCGCGCTGACCGCATCTTCAAGTGGGGACCCGGCGGCGTGCTGATCGTAGACATGGACCAGGTGCCAGAGGACCAGAGGGCTGCGGTCGCCGAGGTTTCGCAGACGTTCAGCGAGAGTAGCAGCACTGTGCGCCTAAAGATGCACGACAAACTCTCGGCCCTCAGACTCTTGGGCCAATACCTCAAATTGTGGGGCGACAACAAGATTGAACTTACGGTACCTTGGGCCAAGGAGTTGGCGGCCATGACCGCTGACGAACTCCGGGCCCGGGCAGACGCCTTGCGGGCGGCGCGGGAGAAGGGATGAGGCGCGTGTCGGCAGCGTTGCGCCAGGCTCAGGCTCGGCAGATGAAACTCGAGCAGTGGAGCATCGTGGACGCGGGCCGTCGGCAGCGGCTCCAGGACGCCCTGTGGGAGTTGGTGTGGGCCGTGGAATCGGGCATCCAGGGCAGAGTCGAATCAGCAATGACCGCCGCCCGCGTGCGGCTCGAGGAGTGAACATGACCCTCCGCCGTGGTTTCGAGGTCACGGGTGGCTGTGCCGTGATCGCTGGCGCCGCACTCTTCTTCTACACGATACAGGACGCGCTACTCCGGCTGGCGCGCGCCACTCACCCGGAGCACTTTGACGCCGGCCTGGTGCTGGCCTTCGTCGGGGCGTTGCTCCTGTACCTCGGGAGGGAATAGTGAGAGACCAAGGGTGTCGGCAGTGCCAGCAACTCACGTGCGGCGATTGCGGGATGCACGACGGCTACTACCTGGATGGCGTCTATCACTGGGCGGATATCGGAAATGCCCAGTTCACGACCAACCAACGTCCATTCGCATGTCCCGTTTGCAACGGTGGCGGCACGGTCTCGCGTCCGCCTTTCGTAGCTGGTGATTGTCCGCAGTGGGTGCAAGGTGGTGGACCATACGTATACCCATGCGAGGCTTGCAATGGCTCCGGGATTGTGTGGGGTCCTCTGCGGTGAGCCGTGACCACGAGTTGCAGCGGTACTTGACCGAACTGGCCATCGACGAGCAGCGGTACAAGGCAGACTGCTGGACGTGGCTGGTCGAGCAAGTTGTGACGATCGACGAGGCGACCAAGTCCGAGCGCCGGTGGCCCGCGCATCTCGACTACCTGCACGACTTCGTTGACGTGCTCAGCGACCCGGACGAGCATTACATCGCCGTCCCCAAGAGTCGCCGGATGATGGTCTCCTGGTGCCTGGCCGCCTGGTGCGCACACCTGGCCCGGTACCACGAGAACGTCCTTGTACTCTGGCAGTCCGAGACCGAGGCCAAGGCCGCCGAGGCCGTAGACCGGCGCATGGTGTTCATCGAGGACCACCTGATCGAACCCGTTCTCCGGCGACCCTACAAGGGACAGCGGACCAAGGACGGACTGATCGGCCGGCTGACGTACCTGCCTACTGGCAGTCGGGTGATTGCCGTTGCCCAGGGCGCTGATGTGTTCAGGTTCTACACGCCTAGCGTGGTTGTTCTCGACGAGGCGGACTTCCAGGACGAGGGGCACGATGCGCTGGTGGCGGCTATCCCGTTCGGCGAAAAGGGCGGCAAGGTCATCCTCGTTTCCTCGAGTAACGGCCCCGGGCGGCCAGTGGCAACGATCTGCAAGGGCGTGGGTTTCGTTCGGTATCGATCCTAACATTGGAGAAATTATGCGAGTAAGTGACAAACAGATCGAGAAGATGGCTCAATCAGGGGCAGATGACATGCTCGAATTGATAGCACAAGAATGCAGGGACGCTCGTTACGAACTGAAAATCTCTATGAATGAACACAAAAAGACCATCACTGAATTAAAACACGCCGAGGCACTGACTGAGAAAAAAGAGGCAGAACTGACCGCGTTGCGTGCGTATATCGCTACGCATAACGCGCCTGTCCATGACCCGCTGAGACAGTATCGGGTACATCGAGGGCCGTGCGGCGAAGATGGTTGTCACTAAGTAAGCGGGCGTCGTGCGGTCGGCATCGCGTTCCGACCAGCCGGATGATCCGGTCGGCGCCCTGATTTTGTCGCGGGGTCTCTGGTGAGGAGCGCGGGCCCATAACCCGGGCAGGAGAGTTCAACTCTCTCCCCCGCAACCACCTTGAGGCTCGCGCCTGCATTGTATTTCACGCGGATGGTTTCAGCGGCCATCCAGGAGAAATAAACGTGGATCTGAACCCTCGCTCGTCGGGGCAGTAGGATCCCTCCGAGCCCCACAGAGCTGGTGCTGATTCATGCCGGCCAGGGGCTCCCTTGCCCGGAGGTGTCAGGGTTTAATGAAGACACCTGGCGCGTCACCTGCGCCAATGCGTGTCCGGAACACGCGGGAGTCGGATTGGCTATAGAGCTCAAGCCGACGACAGTGGTGAGCTAGGCGGGAGGCAGTCCCGCCAATCTTGCTACGCAATGCCGCGCAAAACAGGATTGCGCAGGATGAATGACACGTCGCCGCCCTCTGACGAGCGGGTGGATAGGGTAAAGCCCAAGGTCTAGACCAAGGATGACGGCCCCCAGGTGGATCTAAAGGCCACCCGGCGACTCCAGATCGCGCTGATAGCTCAATTGGTAGAGTCCCGGTCTCCAAAACCGGTGGCTGGGGGTTCGAGTCCCTCTCGGCGCGCCAATCGTATACGCCCGCCTGACGCGCAGGGCGTACAACTGGTCCAGGGTGACACCTAGAGGCGGCCGACTACCCATCGCCTGTCTCAGAGGCAAGGAGAGGCACGCAATGGCAAGGACGAAGAAGAAAGCGCGCCCGGTCAACCCCCGCTTCCTCCGGGACCTGACCTGTGACCGCGTAATCGTCGGCCGCAACCCTCGGGTGTGCGAGACGTGCCTTGGGGCCAGTGTTTTGTTCAACATACCCGGCAAGATATACGACTGTCCGGCGTGCTTCGGGATGGCGATTGAGTGGAACGGCAGTCTGGATGGAGGCGATGGGCAGTAACCAGAATGTGAAGGCCAAGCGTAACAAGCGTGGCGCGACCGGCCTGAAGAAGGTCAGGCATCACAAGGGCAACCCGCCCGGCAGAATTGGGGACGGCTCGGCAAAGTTCCCAGCACGGCAACCACAGGGCGCGAAACAGAAGAGGGGGCAGCCATGAAGTCCTTCACCGAGATCCTGGCCGCTGTCTACGACCCGGGGTTCTGGCAGGTCATTGACGAGTGGGGCGATTACTGCATCTTCTGTGGGGCGTCCGATGGCAGGGACCAGTTCGAGCGGGGTGAGATCCACCACTACGGCTCCTGCCTGTTGCGCGAGATACGGGTTCACCTGATGCAGCAGGTTGCCATGCCCCGCCGGTTCAGGGAGGCAGCCATCGAGCAACTCGCGGCGTTTCAGGCGATCAAGGCCGAGAGGGCCGAGGCCGACCCGTCGTACCCGGACTACGGGAGTGGCGGACTGTCGCCGACTGCCGCCGAGGCCGAAGCGATGCCAGCGGCAGAAGTAGTGCCCGAGGCGGAGGTCTACCGCACTGCGCGCGCCGAACCCGAGGTGGTGCCTGTAGTCCAACCTGAGCGTTTGCACAGTTGGCAGTCAATGAAGAACGGCAAGGCCGCGCGCTGCACGAACTGTGGCCTGGTCGCGCTCAATGGCGCTCCGGCCCTCAACGTCGGTGTGGTCCGATGTCAAGCTCCCCACCATCCAGAACCAAGCCAGTCTGATGTGTGTCCCGGCCGCAACCCAGACTTGCCAGCGCCCGCTGAGGTCAAGGCCGTTCAGCCAGCGGTCCCCTTGGTCCAGGTCATGTGCCCGCGGTGCCACGCCACCGAGGTCGTTCCGGCAACCGGCGGCGTTCTACCGGACCTGCCGCAGATCACACTAGGCAACGGCCCGTTCATGGTCGTCTCATGGGTACAGCCTGCCCTCGGCAGGCAGACAGGGGTTTACTGCAAGACGTGTTGGTCGGACACCATTGCCTCGTTCATCACGGCGACTCTCCCGCCCGCCGTCATCTGCCATCCGGCACAGACCAGTGATCCCGGTCCCGGCCAACCGGCCTGATATGCCAAGAGACATCAAGAAGAGGCGCGAGAACAACCGGAGGTATCAGGCAAGGCTTCGTAAGGAGAATCCCGAGAGAGAACACGCGAACACACGTAGGCGTTTTCTCATGCGTGCGTATGGTCTCACCCCCGGAGAGTACGACGCGCTGGTGGTTACTCAAAATGGACGGTGTTCCATCTGTGGGTGTGGAGATGAACGCCTATGTGTTGACCATGACCACGTAACCGGAATTGTCCGTGGCCTGCTCTGCCGTAACTGCAATGGCGGTATCGGACTCTTGCAAGATAATCCAGACCTGACCGAGAAGGCAACCGCCTACCTGCGGGGGGGTGCGTGAGTGTTTCTTTGCGCGTCTTGCGGCCCATTAAGACTGCTGGCGGGTGGACGGTTTTGCCTATTCATTATTCTCACGATCCAGCCAAGACTCGCGAATGGGCAGCCGAGGCCAAGATGACGTATCCCCAAGAGGCGGACTGGGATCGAGAGTTAGAGATTGATTTCGGCGCCCTGAGTGGCGTGAGAGCTTATCCAAAATTCGCTCGCCCGCTGCACCTTCGCCATGCTGCCGATGTCATCTATAACCCCATGCTCCCACTTTGTTTGTGCATCGACTTCAATGTCGGGTTCATGAGTTGGCCGGTCGCGCAGATCGTCAACAACGAGCCGGTGGCCATTACCGAGATCACGTTGGAGCCAGCAGACATCCCGAGCATGGCCAGGGCTTTCCGCAACAGGTTCCCGGCGCACCCCGCCGAACTCTGGATCTTCGGCGACGCCTCGGGTCACGCGCGCTCAGTCCAGAGCCAGCAGAGCAACTACGACCTACTGCGCCTGGCGCTTTCCGACTACTCGGCGCCCGTGGTGATGATGGTCCCGGAGGTCAACCCTCCGATCCACACCCGCCTGAACAGCGTCAACACGAAACTGATGACGCCGGCGGGCAAGCCGGGATGCGTGATCTCGGATGCCTGCCTGAATCTGATTGCGGACTTCGAGGAAGTGCTCCTCGATCCGAAGGGCCACGGCGTAGTCAAAGTGTCGGACCCCCGGCACCCCTACTTCAAGCGCACCCACAGTTCGGACGGATGGGGGTACTTCTGCGCCAGGGAATGGCCAGTGGTCGAGGAACTGTTCCGTAGCGAGACCAAACCCGAGAAGATGCCCGAGTTGGTGTACGGGCGCCTCGCGGGAGACCTGTAAGGAGACCCGATGATCTACTACCCCATTATCCACCAGGATGTCTACGCAATCGGCGGCATCACGTGTGTCGCCAAGGCCAACCTGATTGACGGCGAGACACTCATCATCAGCGACGGCACAACTGCCTACGTCTTCGAGTTCGACGTTGCTGGAGACGGGGTTGCTGGCACGAATGTACAGGTCAACGTCTCGACCGACACCTCGGCAATCCAGGTTGCGGCGCGCCTGAACACGGCCATCAACGGTACGGCAATCGGTGTCACCTCAACCGCCGTCGGTGACGGAACGCTCGCCCTGGCGAACGACGCCTACGGTGAGGCGGCCAACGTCGCGATCACCGACACCGTGTTCGACCCCAACTTCGCGCACACCGGAATGGCGGGTGGCGATGCCGGACTCGGCAAGCAGTCGGATGTCGTCGAACTTGGCTTCGAGGCGCCCATCACCATCTACATGCCAGCTGCGTGGACGGCTGCCGACATCTCGTTCCTCGCCAGTTTCGACGGTATCACGTACGGCACACTGAAGTACGAGGGCGCCGAGGTTCACCACACGGCAGTTGCCGGTGACTGTCTCGTACTCGACCACTTCAGGTTCAAGGCCGTCCGCTATCTCAAACTTCGGTCGGGGGTGGCAACAACCGAGGTCGAGCAGGCGGCCACGCGCACCTTCACCCTTGTCTCCAGTCCCGTTGCCTGGTAGTTGACCCATGCCGATCCTGCCCCCTGTCCCGGGCGGCCTGCCGCCGGTGCCGCCACCGTTCGCCAGCGCGATGATGGCCCCGATGATGCCGGCGCAAGCTCCGGCACCGCCAACCCCTGAGACCCAGGACGTTGACGCCGTGATCCGCCAACTCGAGGCTCCGATCGAGGAGCGTTTGCTCTACAAGCAGGGCGGGGCCAACGTCTTCCACGCGAAGATCCTCCGATTCCTGATCTCCCGGCGCGACGAGTCGCTCAACGCCATGAAGAACAGGCGTGAGCGGTGGGACGACGTTGACGACCACATGCAGATGCGCGTGGACTTGACGCAAGGGGCCCGCCTCGGCGATGGCAGCCGGGACTCGCGCAAGAAGGAGATGCCGGTCCGCAGGTCTGTCGTCGTCCCCCTGATGTTCGCCACGCTGTCGGTTCGCCATGCTCAGGGACTCTCGTTGCTACTCGCCCGGGAACCTGAGTGGCAAGTCGAGGGTACGGAACCCGGCGACGTGTGGCGCGCGAAGCTCATGGAGGCGCTGATCGCCTACGACCTCCGCGAGACACGCTACCCGCTCGCCGCTCACCAGTTGGTGTACGACCTCGAACGGTACGGCCTGGCGGCCTGGTACGTGACGTTCGAACGCGAGAAGGGTGTTCTCCTGACCCCGCCACTCATCACCCCCGGGAAGTGGCCGGAGTTGGCGGAGCGGGCGATTCGGATGGTCATGCCGGGAGCCTTCGAACCGGGGCGCGAGTGGGCGCTGCGGCGCGAGTTCAACAACATCTCTCCGGTCAACCCTCGGCGTTTCTACTCCGATCCCCGCCGGTCAATCGCCGACCTCCAGCGTGGCGAGTGGTGCGGTCACGGGTGGGACACGGGGTACATCGCGCTCAAGGAGAAGGACCAGGAACTTGACGGCCCGTACTTCAATCTCGAGGCCGTGAAGAAGAACTGCGGCTCAGCGCATCGCCGTGACAACCGCAGGCGCGACGAACGGCAGCAGGCGCAGACCAAGATCGACGACTACGATACCGGGCCGATGGAAGCGCACCACCTCCAAGTACGACTCATCCCGCGCGACCTTGATCTGGCCGACTCGGAAAAGCCCGAGATTTGGTGGTTTACGTGGATCGACGACGAGGTGATTGTACGTTGCCACCCGACGCCCTACGGGCACGGCAACTATACGTACGGTGCCGCCGAGGGAATTCCCGATGCACACTCCCTTGAGAACCCGGGGTGGGGCGAGAACCTGGCGGGCCTGCAGTTGCTCGCAAACTGGGTTTTCAACGTGCGCATCGACGCACTCCGCAAGTTGCTCAATGGCGGCGGCCTGGTGTACTCGCCAAATTTCTTCAACGAGCACGACATCACACATCCGCATCCGGGCGGTGCCGTGCGGCTGACCAAGAAGGCGGAGGAAGCGGTACTCAACGGGCGCATTCCTGTGACCGCCATGTTTGGCCAGTTGGTGACCGGCGACCCGACGGCCGGCCACCTTCGGGACCTCCAGTACATCACTGAGCTGGTAGCCAGACTTGCAGGGGCCAACGACCCGACGCAGGGCATCCCGTTGCCCGAGAGCCGGACCCTCGGCGAGGTCAAGGCGGTGCTCGCCGCCAGTTCGCAGCGCATCGCTACGACCGTTCGCCTCGCGGATGTGCAGGCGATCAAGCCGGCCGCCGAGCAGTGCTTTGCGAATCGGCGCCAGTGGACATCGGAGGAGAAGTGGTATCGGATCACGGGCGACCTGGCCAAGGAGCTCGAAGGGAACGTGGCGAAGTTCGGCAAGCGGATCAGCCGCGAGGGTGGCTCGTTACGGGCGCTCATCGGCCCAAACGACGTGTGGGGCAACTACGACTACATTTCGCATACCGGCAACCTTTCGGTTGACCCCTCCAAGAGTCCCGAGACGTGGCTCAAGGGACTCGATGTGATCCAGAAGTTGATTCCGCTCCTCAGCAATAAGCAGATCAATCCCGAGGGTATGTTCCCCGACATTACCATGTGGTTGTCGGAATTCATGCGGTCCCTCGGCATCAAGAATGTCGAGCAAATGTACAGGACTCTGGCGCCGATGGCCCCCCCGGGCCCGCCGGGAATGCCGCCGCCTGGCGGCCCACCGGCAGGACCGCCGGGGGTGGTACCAGACCAGCAATTTCAAGATCAAGTCCGCGCCGGAAACTTTGCGTGATGCCCTACAAAGATCCCGAGAAGCAACGCGAGGCCTCCCGCAAGTGGAACGCGGCGCACCCCGAGAAGAGACGCGCGGCCAATCACAAATGGAGTGCGGCACATCCCGAGAAGGTACGCGACCGGCACCTTGCGATGGCGGCCGCACAACATGGCCAGTGCGCCATTTGTAGGCGCGGTGACAGGGTGTTGTGTGTTGACCACAACCACGTTACCGGCACCGTTCGCGGTCTGATCTGTCAGAAGTGCAACTCCGGAATTGGGATGTTATGCGACAGCCCCGACATTCTTCGTGGTGCGGCTGACTATCTAGAAAAGGAGTAATGAAATGGCAAACGTAGAAAGCGTCACCATTCGGCAGGCGAGGGGCGGCTTTATTGTAGAGGCGCAATATCCGTGGGTGGCCAGCATTGGCGGCGAATCGATGGTTCCAGCAAGGAATATCCCAACGGTCGCTGGTAGTTTAGGCGCTGCACTCGAGAAGGTCGCCAAGTTGCTCGGTGGCCGCGTGTCGGTGTCCGAGGAACCCGGGCTCGCACTCGCCGAAGAGCCCGAGGACCTGTTCGATAGGGGCGGCGGCAGTCCCGGGATGCAATTCCTGTGAGCGACGATCGCCCGGCTCTCTCGTTCGAGGACAAGGCGTACCTCAAGCGATGTGCCGAAGAGGCGCGAGAAGCCAAGCGTCTCGCGAAAACGGCGGCCAGGAAACTGGACAGCGGCGAGTACAACGAGGCATTCGTCTCTCTCCTCGACGTGTTGTCGAAGTGGGCGGACGGCGGTGACGGCAACCTCGCCATCGCGGTCGTCTCCCAGGCCGCGTGCCATGCGCGCAAGCTCCGGGCGCCGCGGGACATCATCGAAGCTGCCGAGGAAGCGCAGCGGTCGTTGATCCTGGCCCGCAAGGAACTCGGCATGTCACCACGCGACGAAGAATCCGAAGAGGAGTAGAGCCAATGGAACATGACCACGTTGACATCGCTGTGGATGGCTGGAGATCCGTCATCACGCGCATCAAGCGCGCCGTGTCATGGCGGCGGACGTTGGTGACGCAGGTCATCGACCTCCAGGGACAGGTGCTGGAGTTACACCGCGCGGTCAGTGAGCCCAAGATGCGTGCGCTTATGGACGATGTCGTGACCATGCGCTCGGACGAGATCACCAAACTCACGAACCATGCGGTGAAAGCCCTGCGGCTGCTGATTGACGCGAAAGTCATCACACAGGAACAGGCAAACGAGGCAATCCAATGAGCGCATACTACATTGACGCTGCGGGCGACAATGAAAACTCCGGCGAATCCGAACTCCTGCCCTGGGCAACGATTGCCCATGCTCAGGGAGAACTGACCGGCGACCAGTCCGATAATTCTCTCCTCTTCAAGTGTGGCTGTACCTGGAGAGAGGAGTTCGCGGATGGGGCTTACGGAACGAGTGGCCATCCATTCACGATAAGTTCGTACAGCACCGGAGCGAAGCCGATCATCACCGCCTCTGATCTTTTCGCATCGTGGACAGCGGAAGACGTTCTCTGGTATGCAACTACCGCGACGGAGCCGCAACAGGTTTTCTACGATGGCCCGAGACTCGTGCAGGTTGCGCTCAAGGCATCACTCGGGGCGGGGAAATGGTGGTGGGATTCCGCCAATACCCGGATCTACATCGGCAGTGATCCATCCGGCCACGCCCTTGAGGCAGGCCAAAGATATGGATGCCTAGATTTCAATGGGAAGAGTTACGTCACAGTTGACGGTTTGACATTGAAGCACGGACAGAGGGATGGACTTGACCTCTACACCAGCAGTTACCTCATCATCAACAACTGTCTGATCGAGTACAACTATATCTGGGGCGTATTGCAGGATGCCAACGGGACCAAGAACAATTACAACACCTTTCACGGCAACGAGGTTTGCTACAATGGCGGTAACGGGATGGCGAACGTCGGGAACACCGATGGCCTCACCGTTTGCCATAACGAGTTCCACCACAACTGTTGCCTGTACGATTCCGGTGTAGAGGCCAGCGGTCACGAGTGGACCGGCGCGATCAGGTCACTCAATTCGAGTTGCACAAATATCGTTATTGAATACAACTTGATTCACGACAACGGGCGAACGGATACTTACTGGTGCGGAGCCGGTGTCTGGTTCGATGGTTGTGGGGCCGGGTGCATCGTCAGATACAATCGTCTCTACGACAACAAGTTTCACGGCATCCATCCTGAGTTGACTTCTGGTGCCGCAGTCTACGGGAACGTGGTTTCAGGAACGCACGGTCTTGATGGTCACGTCGCGGGAATCTGCATCTACGGGCGATTCTCAGAGGCTCCGAGCAACAACAACCTCATCTACAACAACAGTGTCTACGGCAACGACATCGGAATCCTCGTTCGCGGAGAGACGGGGCAAAACGCCTCCGTTGTTGGCAATCTCGTCAAGAACAACATCTCCAGCGGGAACACGGTCTGCGAACTCTCCACCAAACTCGGCGGGGAGAATGACGGTTCTCTTGGGAGCGGGAACGTCTACGAGTACAACTGTTTCGGAGCGGAAGGCTCCAACTTCATCGAGTGGGGCGACACGGTTTTCAAGGCCACCTATGATGCTTGGGAGACGGCCTACGGCGGCACGACTCATTCGATAGAGGCCGATCCACTCTTCACGAACCCCGCCGGGGGTGATTTCACACTCCAGGCGGCTTCCCCCTGCATTGACACAGGAGTGGATCTTGGGGCGACGTATCAGATGGCACTTCGGCCCGGGACAATGTGGCCGGGGCAATGAGGTTCTAAATGGCCGACCTAACCTCTGACGTAAACCTCCAAGGACTCTGGTATCTGGAGGAAGCATCCGGGGATAGACTCGATGTCAGTGGGAAGGGGAATACTCTCACCGACACCAATACGGTGACGCAGAGCGCGACCTGCAAACAGGGTACATACTCTGCGGAGTTCGTTGCCGCAAATAGCGAATCCCTTATCCGTGTGAGTGCCGACCTCTCGGCAGCGTTCCCCGGCAAGAATGGGACGACTCAGTATGATTTCACCGTCGGGGCCTGGTGTCAGTTCGCCTCACATGCCGCTCGCCACACGATCATGGGGAAGGACTATTGGACGAACAACCCGTCATTCCTGTTGGAGTTCAACGAACTCGGAAGTGACCATAAATTTACTCTTGGTATGTACAATGGCGGCAATTGGCCACACATATACAGTAACACAGCGACAACATCTACTGGCACATGGTATCACGTTGTCGGTCGTTTTCAGGGTTCGACCGACAAAGAAATGTCACTCTGGATCAACGGCGTCAAGCAAACTGAGACAGTCATCGCAACCCTTGCCGCGATAGATGCCAACGTTGGTGATTTTGTCATCGGTCAATACGGAACCGTCGGTATCTCGTTCTGGGATGGCCTCATCGATGAGGCATTCGTCTTCAACCGAGCTCTCTCCGATGCTGAGATTCTTGGCATCTACACCGACGGGATCGCGGGTCCCGCGAGTCCCGAGGGTTCTGCCGTGATCTCTGGTGTTGGTCATGTCGTTGCGGCTGGGATCAAGTTGGCCGTGGGCGCTGCCGTTCTCTCTGCTGTAGCCACGGTGGCTGCGGCCGGAATCGCAACCATGCCCGGAGTTGCGGCCCTCTCTGCACATGGGACCGTGGCGGCGGCCGGAGGGGGTGTACATTCGGGGTCCGCGATACTATCTGCCCATGGAACCGTTGCGGGAACCGGAACAAAGGCCGCATCGGGCAGTGCGGCGCTCAGTGCCCCCGGTGAGATCGTGGCCACGGGCAACCAGGGGGTCGTACTCGGTAGTCAGAACTCCTACGGTATCGGATGGGAGATTGGCGCATATATCTACGATGCCGAGGGGCCCTCGGGTTCCGCCGTTCTTTCTGCTGTGGGCACAATGGCTGCAGCCGGAACAAAGCAGGGCTCGGGCATTGCCGCCATCTCCACCCCTGCCCACGTTGTCGCCACTGGCACCAAGGCAACGTCCTCGGTTTCTGCCATCTCGGCCCCCGCCGAGATTGTGGCGACCGGGACGAAGGCCGACTCTGGTTCTGCCGTTCTCTCTGCTCCTGGCCACGTTGTCGGGGCCGGGACGAAGGCTGACTCCGGTTCCGCTGTTCTCTCTACTCCTGGCCACGTTGTCGCTGCCGGAGAAAAGGTCGCCCTAAGCTCTGGTGGGGTGCTACTTGCGAATCAGAATGGGTGGGGTGCCGGGTGGGACATCGGGGCCTATGTCTATGTGAGTGATGAGCAGCGGCGCCGTGGCAGTCAACACCGCAAAAGGCACAGCGGACAAATCCGCAAAAAGAAGAAATAGGCGGCAGGGGGCCGCCAGATAACGCGCTAAGTCCACCAGGTAACGCGCCAAACGCATCTCGCGCCAGGTCTGCCTCAGTGAACCAAGCCCGCTTCGGCGGGCTTTTTGATTGACCAAAAAGGTCAAGGGAGATGAAGAAATGGCAGGAATCTTTTCAGCAAACGCAAAGAACTCGATGTTGGATCACCTGGGGTCCGAGGCGGTTTTCGTCTCACTCCACACAGACGATCCAGGCACGAACGGAGCCAGCGAGGTTACGGGCGGGACACCCGCCTACGCTCGAAAGGCGATGACCTGGGGCGCAGCAAACGCCGGGGCGATGGCCCACGCCGCCGCACCCACGTTCGACGTTCCGTCTGGAACGACCGTCAAGTACGTCGGCTTGTTCTCGGCGTCAACGAGCGGGACGTTCTACGGTTCGGACGACGTGACGAACGAGGTGTACGGCGCGCAGGGGACATACACCCTGACCGGCATAGATTTGGATCTTAACGCCTGAGTCTAGGTGTTTCACGGACCGGGGCGGGTTCGCAAGGACCCGCCCGCCTCTTTTCCAGAACGCAACAAGAATCACCATCAAGGAGGCGTGATGAGTGAGATCGTCGCAAGCAAGTCGCTGGAACCGGGGGGGCACAAGTTCACGGGAATGTTCATCGGGATACCGTCAGGAAGATCAAGCCCGAGGCTCGAGACGGCAATCTCTCTTACCGAGACGACCCTCTTGCTGGAGAGGGAGGGCATTCGAGGGGACTTCAGAGTAGCACCGAACGATGTTTACATCGAACAAGCCAGGTCGGCTCTCGCGTCCCTGTTCGTGGCGTCGTCCTGCTCTCACATGCTTTGCATAGACGACGACCTTCAGTGGGACGCCAGAGACGTTCTGCGTCTGCTTGCCGCTGACAAGGACTTCGTTTGTGCCGCATACAGAAAGAAGATCGACCAGGAAATCTACACCGTGACGCCGTTCCGCGAGGCGTCTCCGGTCTGTCCTCACTGTGGCTGCATAGAGATGAAACGCGCCAACGTGGGGTTCGCCCTGATTCACAGGTCGGTTTTCGAAAGACTGTTCGAGGCGCACCCGGAGCTCAAGTGCATCAACCCGCCCTCGTATGCTCGGGAGATCAAGGACAACTACTACGTCATCTTCCACTCTGCCGTCGAGGACGGGATGCTGTGGGAAGAGGACGATATGTTCTGCCGGCGGTGGGCGCGGATCGGCGGGCGAATGTGGCTCGACCCGGCGATCAACTTGACGCACTACGGCACAAAGGGTTGGACGGGCGACATCCGGCGCCTCTTCGTCGCCAAGGACAAACCGAAAAGGGAACCCATCGAGATTACAGACGACTGGGAAAAAATCCAAGGCTGGTTGACGGTACTCCAGGCCAAGACGCTGATCGAGAAGGTCGAGGAACTCCCGCCGGGCGCGAAGATTCTGGAGTTGGGTTCCTGGTGTGGGCGCTCGACCGCCATTCTTGGGATGGCGGCGGCGAAAGCCGACAGAGGAATCCGGGTGTACGCGGTTGACCATTTTGAAGGAACACCCAGCCAGAGAGTCGATGCGATGCGGGCCGCGACACTTGACGACGATGGCGTCTACCCGGACTTCCTTGAAAACATGGGCAGGCTTGGCCTACTCGGGCACACGGTCATACCGTTGCGCGAGGATCATGCCACTGCCGTCGGGCGCATGAAGGACGAATCGGTAGACCTTGTTTTTCTTGACGGCGACCACTCGGCGGGAGCAACGACCAGCTTGTTCAAGATGGTCGAGCCCAAACTGAAACCCGGCGGGGCCATCGTAATCCACGATTACGAATGGGATGACGTCAGGGCAGACATTGACGGCATGGGTCTGAAAGTCACCGAAGTAGACGACATGGCCATCTGGCGAAAGCCCGGGAAGTCATTAGAGGAGAGGTAAGACAATGGCAAACGCAATCTACCCGAAGTGGAAAGAGGCGCTGGAACAGGCCAGCGCGAACAGTGCGCTGACCGGTACCGTCAAGGCAGTGCTCCTGGACCTGGGCGTGTACTCGTACAACGCGGCGCACGACATGTACGACGACCTGACGGGCGTGGTCGGGTCCCCGTCGCCCGCGTTCACGACCAAGACCTACGTGAACGGCGTGTTCGATGCCGACCCAATCACGTTCACGGCCGTTACCGGGAACAGTGTCGAGGCGCTAGGCATCTTCATCGACACGGGCACGCCCGCGACCTCGCGGTTGGTCTACTACGGAGACACTGGCATCACGGGGTTGCCCGTTACCCCGAACGGTGGCGACATCATTGTGACATGGGACGACGGCGCGAACAAAATCTTTGTGCTGTAAGGGGATTGCGTGTCTACTATTCTCTGGCTCCCGTCGAGTGGCACTGCGGCTGTCAGTCCGACGCCCAGCGCAACCGACTGGACCCTGCACGTCAATACCGTCAGCCGCCCACTCCAGTTCACGCGCCAGAACACCGCGCTCACGACGCTGGCGTACAACCCGGACGCGGCGGACCACCTAGTAGCAGGCACCTCGATGATCGCGCAGTTCGTATCGCAGATCCTCCCGCCGCAGACCATCGCGGCGCAGCAGGTCGCCCTGGGATTGAGGATGCTGGAGGTTGCGACCGGCAACAACCTCACGCTGAGGTGGAAGGTCTACGGGTGCAACGTCTCTGGCAGTTCGAACCTCGGGGACATCCTCGCGATCGATTCTGGAGCCAGCGAACTCAGCACGTCAATTTCAGGGATAACCCGCGCAGCTCTCACCACGGCGCGAACCTTCAACGAGCCGTGGCGGCTCGTCGTCGAGATCGGAGTAGGTGGCACGCCCACGACGCCGGGGACGCACAACGCGAGCGCCGCATTCGGCGACCCAATGGCGACGGGAACTTTCCAAATGCCGCAGGACGCGGACACGACCGCCTGCACGCCGCTGCTCATCTTCTCAAACGACATCGTGACGACGTTCGGCGTGTACCCGTCATACAACCTGGGGGTGTGAGATGGTCGCTCCGTACAATCCGCCAGTCAAGGGCGAGGATTTCCTCGTTAGAGTCGCGCTGGCCGATGCCTTGGTGCCGACGAGCTTCAAGTCCACTCCGACCCTCGCGGCAGGCGACTTCAAGGTGGACAAGGATGGTGGCGGACTGAACAATCTGAATACGCTGCCGAGTGTGAGTCCCGCCGCGTCGGTACTCGTACTGCTCACGCTCTCGGCAACGGAGATGACTGCGGATGTCGTAACCGTTGTTGGCATCGACCAAACCTCGCCGAAGGAGTGGTGCGATTTCGTGTTGTCCATCCCGACGACAGCGTAGAGTAACCAATGCAGATATACCGTGCCTTCCTTGGGAATGTCCCGGGCGGCCCGTATACCAAGTATTTGTATCCAACCGGGTACGCGGACCCTGATGCGTTCGGCGCCCCGGTCGTCACTCGCGGGCACGTGGACCTGGCCCCGACCGGGTACGTGGACCCGGATGCCTTTGGCAGTCCGGCCGTCACCGCCCATGCGCACCTAGCCCCGACGGGATACACGGACCCGGATCTTTTCGGCGCCGTGAATGTGGGGCGGGGCATCCGCCCGACAGGGTACGCGGATGCCGATGCGTTCGGAGTGCCTGCGGTCACGGCGCACGCGCACCTTGCGCCCACGGGCTACTCGGATGCGGATGGCTTCGGAAGTCCGAGTCTGGCATGGCACTCGCACCTCGCGCCAGGCGGCTTCGCCGACGCCGACGGATTTGGGTCGCCTGCGGTCACTTGGCACAATGACCTGACGCCCACGGGGTACGCGGACCCCGACTTGTTTGGGACGCCCGCGATCTCGGCTCATGCGCACTTGGCACCCACAGGGTACGCAGATCCGGATGGATTTGGGGCACCGGCGGTCACAGCCCATTACCACCTTGCGCCCACGGGTTACGTTGACGAGGACGCCTTCGGCACCCCGATCGTCACTCCTGGTCCCGTGGGTCTGTTCCCGGCGGGGTACAACGACCCGGATACCTTTGGTGCCCCGACGGTCACGGTCAAGAACTACCTGATCCAAGGTCACACCAGGGACAACGCCGGAGCGCCACTCGGCGGTTGTTCCTTCAACCTGTTCTACTCGGATACCGACATTCTGGCCGACAGTATGGTGTCGGGCGGGGACGGTTGGTACTCGTTCATCGTTGACCCGACCAAAGACTACTACGGGGTGGCGTACAAGGACGGCACGCCGCCGGTCGCCGGGACCACGGTGAGAACGCTGAGGGGTATCCGCGAATGATCGACGTGTACCTGTACCCCGGCGAACCGAACCCGATGGATGTAAGGCTCTCGGACCCCACGCAGCTCCGGGACCTTGAGTTGCCTCATGAGGAGGAGAGGCGTCGCACTCGTCAGCGTCCTCGCTGTCGTCGTCGTTAAGCACCAGTAACGCCACACAGTACGCATCGACCGTTGGGCGCGCCAACGACCTGACGGTTTTTGTTTTCGGGGCCCACCCATCCCGGGAGCCCCAATGACCCGCTGCCAACCCGTGTAACGGGAGCAGCAAGAAAGGAAGCAGCCATCATGGCCAAGCGCCAAAGTGTCACCTCCGAGTCCACTCCCGAGCCGACCTCGGCCTACGAGATGGCGGACTCGCCGGCAGCTTTGTTTGCCCGCCCCGCACCCGCGGCAACCTCCACCGAGAAGCCCACTGAGGCCAACCTCGACGAGGAGCCCGGGAAGACGGACGACCAGAGTACCAAGGAGCCGGATGGCACCACCGAACCCGAAGTAGAACCGGAGTCACCAGAAGAGGGCAAAGAGAAGCCCCCGGATGCCAAGGTCGAGACCGTCGCGCCCAAGAAGTTCAAGCTGTGGACCGGGCGCGAGATCACGGCTGCGGAACTCGCCACCAACCCCGAGTTGGTGGAGGACATCATCCAGACTGCGAACCAGTTCCCCAACCTCCAACGGAAGCACGTTGAGATGCTGGAGGCACTGGCCAAGCAGACAACCGCCAAGCCGGACGGGAAACCGGCGGAGCGGCCGACGACCGAGCCAGAACCCAAGGCCATGTCCATTGACGAGGCGCGTGAAGCCTTCGTCAAGGAGATGACGCCGAAGGTCGGAATCCTGGTCGAGCGCGGCCTGCTCACGCAGGACACGGTCGATGTGAACCCCGATCTCGCAACGCTGGCCGCCTACCTGATTCAACAGGATCAGCGCAGGCAGGCGTTCGAGGCCGAGGTGAACAAGGCGTGGACCAACCTGTTCGTGCCGATGTTCAAGGCGGCCGAGGAAGCATACGGGAGCCAGCAGCAGCGGGAAAAGGACGTGAAGCTCGAAACACGGCTGACCGCCCTTGCCTCGTCGCACAGCGCGCTCAAGCCCCTGGGCGACACCGAAGTACGCAGTTCGTACATTCGCCACCTGCGCGAGACGGTAAAGGCAGAGGACGAAGCGATGGACGACCGCTTCCTGATGGGTCAGTTCCTCGCGTTCCAGGCAGATCCGATGTTACAGGCGTTGGCGACCGTCGCCGAGGCCAGGGACAAGCAAGTTGCTCGTGACACGAAACGCGCCACGGGAGACGGCGGCGGCCCTGCCAAGACGAAGGTGCCGGGAAAGAACGCCGACATCAAGGACCTGTTCTCGGGCGGCTGAGCCCGAACCTAACTCGCGCCGGGAGGCCAAACAGGAGTAACGAACATGGCTTTTCTCGGAATGCAACACTACGGAACCCTCGAGGAGCTGGAGCGCCCGAAGGCATGGCGCCAGGGCATCTACGAGGAGTACCCCAACGCAACTCCACTCTGCCACCTCACCTACCGGACCGGCAAGGAGAAGACCTCCGATGTCGAGTTCTTCTGGTATGAGCGCCGGTTCCCGACCCGTATCATGACGGTCGCCACCGCGCCCGGCACCGGCAGTGCCGGTGACACCGACGCGCTGGTTGTCGATGCGGGCGAGGCGTACAACTCCAAGAAGGACAGCCTCCTCATCTCGCTCTCGACGTATGAGCGCGCGTTGGTGTTGGCTGATACGGCCGACGGCATCACGCTGAGCATCAAGCGCGGCGTGGGCATCACCGGGGCGGTCGCCGACTGGGCCATCGACACCAAGGTAGCGGTCTTTTCAACGGCCATCGCCTCGGGTGCCGACGTTGGCACGGCGATCAACTTCGCACCGGTCAAGAAGCAGGGCGCGTGCCAGATTTTCAGGAACGTCGCTGACGTAACCCGTACCCTCAACAAGACCCTCACCCGCACCGGCAACAAGTTCAAGGATGCGCAGAAGAACTCCCTGCTCCTCCATGAACTTGACAAGGAAGGCGTGGCTCTGTGGGGAATCAGGTCTGAGGATCTCACCGCAAGTCCCGGCCCCCGGTATACCTCTGACGGCCTGTTTGCGAAGATCGAAACCAACATCGTTGACTTCACGGCCGGCCTGACCCTCAAGGGTTGGAACACGTACATCGCCAATGTCCTGTCCAAGGGCAGCGACGAGAAGATTCTGTACGCCGGCTCTGACCTGATCGGCGCCATCAACGACATGGCGCGGATGTACACGTTCCAGTGGGAGCAGATGTCCAAGCAGGACACCTTCGGCCAGGACATCACCGTGCTGCGGTCTCCGGGCGGAAAGCGCCTGGCGATCCAGGAGCACAGGCTCATGACCGAGAACCCCACGTTCAAGTCCTGGGGGTTTGTCGTGGACCCCGACGCGATCTACTACCGCGTCGTGGACGATACCGAGTGGCTGCCGAACCGTGAGGACAACGGTGCCGACCGGATCATCGGCGAGTACCTGGCTGAGGTCGGATTCGAGATCCAGCAGGAGTACCGCCACGGCGTCATCAAGAACTGCTCCACGTTCCTCGGCTAAACACCCGTCAACGCAGCACTAGTGCGAGGGGGGCGGCTTAACCGCTCCCCTCGCTGCACCAAAGGAGGATTCAAATGGCTAAGGGTAACACTACTTTCGGAACCCCTGTCTTCGCAAAGCCGGAGTGGGGGGGGCTCAAGAAGGTGTACGGCAAGGTCACGCTCGTCGATAACTACGAGACGGGCGGCTACGACTTTGCGCTCGACACCATCCTCAACCTCGGCGACGTTCTGTTCGTGGGCCTGCCGCCAACCGTACTCGGGTATATCCCGGAAGCAAACCTCACCACCGACAAGCTCCTGTTCTACATGGCCGGAGTCGGGGCGGGGGCAAACATCATCGACCGTAAGGCCGTCGAGGCCGCCAAGGCTGCGGTTGCCATTTCGCAGACGGCCGCCGAGGTCTTCCAGTACACCGTACCAGAGAACGCATCTCTGGTCAGCGTACGGGTCTACTGCACGGCCACTGCCGCAACCGCATCCGTGGATGTCAAGAAGCAGGGCACCACTGTTCTGACTGGCACGGTGACCCCGGTTGCGGGTAGCGACGTAGCAGGCACCCTCACCGGCGGTGCTGCGGCACTTACGGCCGCCGACGTACTGACCGTACTCGTCACCACGAACGGGTCCGGCACGATCACTGACCTCCAGGTGGTACTCGAAATCGAGACCCTGCGGGCAGTGTCCTTGGCTGGTGGACTGACGCAGCTCACCGACAACAGTGCAGTCCTCGCGGGACAGGTTGTGTCCTTCGAGGTAATCCACAGGGGAGTCTAACATGACGGCCCCCAAAACCTACCGCTGTCTTTCCTACCCCTCACTCCAGCTCGGCGAGCTCAAGTTCGAGAACGGCACCTTCACTACCGCCGAACCCCGAGAGCAACGCTTCGTCGAGCGGCACCCGGAGTTCATCCGGGGCGCGATCAAGGTTGCTGACGGGTTCCAGGTGGCGGGGGCCGCTTTTTCTACCGAGATGCGACTGGACCCGGCGGTGCGCAACAACGAATTTCCGAACTTCGTCCCCGAACCCATTCCCCCGCCTGATCCCAGGTTGCTAAAGATGCACGGCCTACTTCCTCCAGAACCTATCCCAGAACCCGTCCCGGAACTTCCCCCGGAACCCACGTTGACCTCTGAAGAGAAAGTGGCCCTCGACAAGATCATCAACGGAGAACTGCCGCCCGTGATCCAGCCGGAGGACATCCCGCCGGACGGTCCCGTGTTGAGCGATGAGGAATTCGACAAGATCACGGCAGAGACGCAAGCCGCCGTGGTGCAGCCCGGGAAGTTGCCCTACCCGTCGATCGCCCGCCGGTGGGGAATCGCGCGTCTCATCAAGTTCGCCAAGGACCGCGGGATTGCACTCCCCGAGACCGTGACCAAGGACATGATGATCGACCTGCTGTACCCGGACGCGGAGTAACCCATGACTCGCGGCGAGATCAAGGCTCACGTCCGAGGGTGGCTCGGCATCCCATCTAACGACACCCGGCGCCTGCCCGAGACCACACTCCACAACTGCATCACCGACGCAATCGAGAGCATCTGCGTCCGTCGCAACTGGCCTTTCCTGCTCACTCAAATTACGCCCACCGAAACCCTCACCGCAGGCGAGTGGCAGGTGGAACTTCCAGACGACTTTGCGCGACCGTTTCTCGTCCTCATCAAGTCGGGTGCGGAGGAACCGTTTGAACCCGAGGCCGCCACCTACGAAGAGTTGCTTGCGGCGTATCCCGACCCGACCAACTCGGCAACATGGGGGGAACCCAGCGTCGCGGCGCTCGTCGGCCGGACCATATTGGCCTTCGGACCTCCGGCGCAGAGCACCGTTACCGTGCTGTGCCACTACTACAAGTTCCCCGAGGTACTCGCCGACGACGACGAGGACAACGAGGTCACGACCAACCTGGCGCGCGCCGTCAAGTGGTTTGCGACCGCCGAGGCCGCCGACTACATCTTTGAGTCGCAGCGCGGCGAACTCGCCAGGGCTAAGGGCGAAATGGCACTTGCCGAGGTGGAGATCGACTTGACCGACGCCGCGCGCCTCAACCAGACACCACAGATCGAAGAACCCTAGGAGACGCAGATGGTCTACCGCCTCAAGACAGCCCGACTCGACGACCAGGACATCGGCGACCTCATTGACAATGCACTCGGCGAAGCCGAGGTCAATGCGGCAGGCTTGATCGGGGTCAACCCGGATCAGGACTATGCGAGTGCGCACGACCATGGTGCCGTGGGAGGTGTTCAGGTTTCCCACGTTGACCTCGCCAGCAAGGGTACGGCCACCCACGCGCAGATCGACTCCCACATTGCGAGTACCAGCAACCCGCACGTGGTCACGGCGGCACAGGCCGGAGCTGACCCGGCCGGCACCGGGCACACGGAGGCCGGGGCGCACGTCGCGGCACACGAGGCCGCAGGCGATCCGCACACCGGATACCAGAAGGAGTCTGAGAAGGGTACTGCCGGAGGTTACGCCGGACTCAACGCAAGCAGTCAACTTGCGTACAACATGCTGCTGAATGCGGACCCCGGAACCGGAGCGGCGTCGGGGGTCGTAGATCCCGGGGTTGCAGGGGAAACCCTCGCGTTCGGTGATGCGGCCTACTACGAGGTTACTACCTCCCGATGGTGGAAGACGGACGCAGACGCGGCGGCCACCGCTGGGCCGGTTCGGGTCGCTATCTGCCTGACTGCGGCATCGGCCGCCGGGGCCATCGTCCTCCTCGATCTTGGCTACATCGAACTCTCAAGTTGGTCGTGGGCCACGGTCGGGGCACCCGTTTACCTGTCGGGCACGGCCGGTGCCCTGACGCTGACCGCGCCGACCGGCACCGGGAAGATCGTGCGGCCCGTGGGGACCGTCCACGATGCGACGACCCTGTTCATCAATGCGCCGCTGGTGTGGGTGGAGTTGGCGTAATGGCGAGCCAGGGCCCGCTAATGCCCGCTACCTACACTACGGTCTATGACTACAGCAGGCCGTGGGTCAACCACGAGAACATCCAAGTTGAGGACGGCATTTTTTCAACAAATCAACACGCCCTTCCGTACGGATGGTCCGCGGATGCCGTTCGTCTAACGAATTTCGGCTTTTCAATCCCCACCGATGCAACGATTGGCGGCATTCTTCTTGAGGTCAAGGCGAAGTGCAATTACTATGCCGACTATCCAAATTACCAACACGCGTCACATTCAGCGTGGCTTTGGTGGGGCGGGGCGCTGCACGGAAACAATCAATACTCTGCCGCCTGGGGAACCACACTCTCGGTGATTTCCATCGGGGGGACAAACAACAAATGGGGGGCCTCTCCCACTCCCGCGAATTTTAACGATTCGGGGTTTGGCATCTACTTCAATTCGGGGTATGAGTCTTTTGCAACCGATGATGCGATCCTTTCGATTGATGTCGTCAAGATGACCGTCTACTACACGTTGGCCGGCTACAAGCACAAGGTTTCCGGTGTTCCCGCCGCCAACATCGCCAAGATCATGGGTATCCCCATCGCCAACGTCGGCAAGTTCTGTGGAGTCTAGCCCGTGCCTACCTCTCTCCCCCTGGTCCCGTGCCTCCCGAGCAAGGGCGGCATCCGCCGTGACCTGTCACGCCTCGAGGCTGCGTGGGATTTCTACTCCGACTGCGAGAACGTCATCTACCACCGGGGAGAGTCCCGTGTGCGCCACGGACTTGCGAAGTTCGGGGACGCGCTCGGCCAGCGCCCCGTCGGGATGGTCTCGTACCCTTGCGAGGATGAGCAGGCGCGACTTGTGGTCCTAACCGACACCGGGATGGCCCACTACGACATCGGTGATGGTACTTGGACCGACCTGACGGACCCGGACAACCTACTCACCGGGGGAGCAGGGAACCTCGGTGTGTTCCGCGTTTTCCTAGGTAGTGTGTCTCTGCTGACGATCGCCGTCAATGGCAAGGATGAGCCGGTTGTCTGGGAGAACGAGGACGCCGCCCACTACCGGAAACTCGACTGCGAGACGCCGCGCACCGCGCTGTGCCAGGTCGTGTGCGGCGACCGCCTGGTGTTCGGGAACATCCGCGAACTGGCCGCCAACGGCATTGACTTCTCGGCGTTCAACGACCCGGATCATGGGTGGGGGAGCAACGAACTGCTCCTCGGCGACACGCCTGGGGACATCGTTGCGATGCGCGAGTTCGGCAATCTCGCGTTTGTGGTCTACAAGTCTGACGCCACCTACATCGGGAAAGCCACCGGTGGTCCCGAGACCTTCGCCTTCGAACTCAAGAGTGCATACAACGTCGGCCCCGTAGGGCCGAATGCCGTGCTGTCGATGGGCGAGGGGCTTCACCTGTACCTCGGGTCTGATGGTGGAGTCTACAAATTCGACGGCGTGCAGCCCGTGGTACTCAGCGAACCCCTGCGCGTCTACATCGCGCAACGTCTCGACCCCGCACGAATGGGCCGCTCATTTGCGTTCATGGACCCCGAGACCAACCTTGCGTGGTTCTTGTTTCCGGTCAAGGGCAGTGACGAGATCAACTCGGCGGTGATCGTGGACCTGGCTGGCGGCGCGGCGTGGCCGATGCGCTGGCCCGATCGCGGTCTGTCGTGTGGCATCGCGGCGCAGGCGCAGTCCGGTATCCGAATCGGCGACCTTCCGCGCATCTGCGACATGACCATGACCTTCGCCGAGCTGGTGTCGGCGGTTCCCGCAGTGATTCTTGGGGGCGTGGGCGGGCAGTGTTACCGGGAGTCGGGGTACACCGACGACAGCGATGCGATCCCGTTCTTCTTCGAGACCGGCGACAAGCCCCTCGGCAACATGACCGCGCTCAACCCCGTGACCCACTCGACCCACCGATTCAAGCCTACTGCGTCCGCTCAGGTAGTTGGATTTGAGATCGGCGTGTCGGTGGATGGCGAGTCCCTGGAGTGGGAAGGTGAGCAGACGTTCGACCTGTCCGAGTCGGGGGCACACGAGCTCGGGCACCGGGTCTCGGGTCTCACCTATGCCCTGAGATTCAGCGGGCAGGCCACGCAGCCGGTGACCTGGCTCATTTCGCAGATCGGCGCCTATGAGGGAGGAATCCGGTGACACTTCCCCTTTTCCTGCCGCAGCCACCGGCCAACGTGTTGCAGATCCCCGACTATCTTCGGCGACTCAACGTGGCCATCCAATCACTCTACACGCAACTTGCGGGGGCGACGGCGAGTTACAACCTCGACGGCGGGATGGCCGCCTCGGTATACACCCCGGGGCAGTTCATTGATGGCGGGGGGGCGTAGATGGCGATTCAGATTCAACTCAGGCGCGATACCGCAACACAGTGGACCGCGCTCAATCCTACGCTTGCCCAAGGCGAACTCGCGGTCGAGATCGACACCCTGAAGTTCAAAATCGGTGACGGGACGACCGTATGGGCTTCGCTGGGCTATTTCACTCAAGGCACACAGGGTAGTCAGGGGTCCGTCTGGTACAGCGGTGCGGGTGTCCCGGGTGCCGGTCTCGGGGTCCTCGGTGATTGGTACCTCGATACGACGAACGCAGCCTATTACGAGAAAACGGGCACTAGCACCTGGACTCAGAGGGGAACCCTCGGGCAGGATCACGGGTCCCTGGTCGGACTCGGTGACAACGACCACCCACAGTACATCAAGCATTCGCTGGCGGAGGCGATCAGCGACTTCCTGGTGGCGTCCGGCGCCGGGGCGTTCATCAAGAAGACGCTTGCGGAAGTGAAGACGATCCTCGGACTCGGGAGCGCGGCCTACACCGCGTCCACCGACTACGCGGTAGCGGCGAAGGGCGTCACCGGCGGTGACTCGCACGATCACGCAGGTGGAGACGGTGGGCAGATTGACCACGGTGGCCTGGCCGGACTGGCCGATGATGACCACCCACAGTACATCAAACACTCACTGGCGACAGCGATCAGTGACTTCCTAGTTGCGAGTGGGGCTGGAGCGTTTGTCAAGAAGACGCTGGCCGAGGTCAAGACGATTCTTGGACTTAGGAGTGCGGCCTACACTCCATCCACCGATTATGCCGTGGCAGCCAAGGGCGTCACTGGCGGCGACTCGCACGATCACGCAGGCGGAGACGGGGCGCAGATCGACCACGGCGGACTTGCGGGACTTGCCGACGACGACCACAGCCAATACCACACGGACGGCCGTGCCGACGCTCGCTACATCCAACTTCCCGCGACCCCGGAGCAGGGCGATGTTCTGTACCGCAGCGGTTCAACGTGGGCCCGCCTGGCGCATGGCAATTCCGGCCAGGTTCTCATTACGGGAGGCCATGCGGCCAATCCAGCATGGGGGAATGCCTCATCTGATGACGCGGTATTTGATGTAGTCACCGACTATGGGGCGGACCCAACTGGAGTAAATGACTCCACAACGGAAATTGGAAACGCAATTGCAGCAGCCGCAGGCGTCAGCCCCCGCGGTACCGTGCGCTTTCCCCGTGGGACATTCAAGACAACAGGAGGGTATTCACTTAACGGTCTAGATGGTCTGAAAATTGACGGGGCCGGACCGGGCTCGACAATTATCGACCTGAATCATGCCACCAATACTCTTTTTGCAATTGGCGCAGCCACAACTTCAAACCTGTATATCGGCAAGATGTTAATCACAAGTCTTTCGGCCGCCAGAACGGGCGGGTGGGTGCTCAGTGTGACAAGCACTTATAACAGCGGCACGGGCATCCTCAAAAAGAGCCACCTTGAAAACATAGAAATACGCAAACAACTAAATGGAATTTGGATTGGGAAATATGAGTTTGTGTGGCTTGACAATGTTTTGGGGTGGGACTGGGTGCAAAGCGGCGGAGTTGGCGGCATTGGAATATACCTTGGGCAGCCAACCGCCACTTACTATAACCAGGGCTCAGAACTGTATCTGAAGAATTGTCAAATCTATGGATCGGACCTTGCTGGCGGTGGAGTAAAACTTGACATCGCATACAAACTTGAGAACTGCGATGCGGCATATTTTGTTGCAACAGGCGCCGATCAAGTAGTGAACAACAACCTTTTGATCAAGGTGGACCAGTACTTAGGGAACCACTTCTTTGAGGGGTCGGTTTTTGATTCAACCAAGAGTGGGCATTCCGTTTATGTCACCGGGAACGGGGAAGCGTGGAGATTGGCGTTCACGGACTGCTGGATGTGTAGCGCTGGACGGGATGCGGGCGGAACCAATGTAAATGGCATGCGAATTGACGCGGCGTCCGTTGGTGAATTGAAAGTAGTCGGTTGTACGGTCTACAATTCGCGCGGGACCGGATTGTATATTGCGCCGACCAATGGTGTTTGCACTGGAGTAATATCAAATAACGTATTTGCTGAAAACGGAATCGGCGCTGCCGCGAACAATAATGACGGACTTTATGTGGATCTTGATGTAGATGAGTCTGGACTGTTAGTTAGTGGGAACTTGGGATACTCTAATGACGGCGTTGACATTCGAACCAGCGCCACCTCCAACAAGTTGACCGTGGGTGCGAATCTTTGGACAACTGGAACTAGTTATGGGGTTGCTCCGTGCAGTCCCGAGGACCTCGCAGTCAACATGGGGATCGTGCCGGACACGCACATGGTATCCACGTCCATCCCCGCCGGGTACACGTGGGTCACTACGTCCGGCATCTTCTACGGGACACCAAGCAACGCCACCTACGGCTATCGGGGGGATTACTTCGCTGGCGCACCGAATGGCGCTTCCTATGCTCACTTCTTGCAACGGGCCGTGACGAACGCAGCCGCGAACTGGCAGAACAAGCTCCTCCAGGCACGATGCGCGGCCGGCGGCTCGATGATCGCAGGACTGCGGGTTGACGACGGAAGCGATCTCTCGACACACCCATTCTTCGAACTCGTGTGTGACGGGACAGCGAATAACGGAACATTCACCGTCAAAATGCGGCACCAGGATACCGTCGGGGGCGGAATCACCACCACGGCGTCAAGTATTGTTTTGCCTGTTACGAATTTCGTCATCCTTTCCCTCAACATCTACTACTCGGGCGGCCAGTATTACATCAGTGGCTACCTATGGGGTGAGGTCAAGAACAACTTCGGCATCGGACTCGGCATCGGGCCGGTGTCGTGGATGCCGTGCGCGGGCCGGGCGGGAATCTTCTTGAAGGCTGATGCTGCTGGCAGCGCCTTCAATGGGTACTGGGACTTCCTCTACAACGAGTTCGTCTAAGGAGAAGCATATGAATGGCGGCATTTCGGACACAAATACAACCTCCCCGCTCAACACATTGCTGACATCCGCAGACATGGGAAACGCCGATCTCCAGGGCGGCACGGCCGGAGGTGCTGCGGGTGGTGCCACTGGCGGGCCCGGTCCCGGTCAGAACGGGTATCTCTGGTCGGACGGGACGTTCCACGCTACCCCGGAACCGTCGGCTGGCGGCGGCACGACTGGGGGCGCCGCGGGTGGCGGGGCGAAGGACAACGAACGCACCAGATACACAGACGTTGTAGAGGAAGTCCCCAACGAGGACGCGCGCAAGCGCGGCGAGATGTTGAGCGCCTTCTTGGCGAGTTTCCAGGCGGCGTATCGGCGCAACAACCCAAACTTCAACTTCACTCGCAACCCACGGCTCGCAAAGAGTCTGGGTCTGCCGTTTTCCGGGGATATCGGACGATGACCATTGGCGTGCTGCACCGCCTCGACCCCGGCGCGTGGAGTCTGATGCCTGAACTGCTGGCCAGAGTCCGGGCGCTCAGTGAACAGCTTGAGGGGGTCGGCGATCCCGGAATCTTGTGCCGGGCGATCGAACTCAACTTCATGGCGGACGATCCGCAGATCATCGCCATCGTCGCCGTAGACGACGGGCAACTCATGGGGCATGCGATTCTCAGCCTCGATCATTGGCTCGGGCACAAGTACGTCATGGTGCAACAGTACCAACTCGACAAGGCACTGTCGCGCGAGGCCGTGCGCAAGCACATCGCCAAGATCGAGGAGTGGGGCCGCAACCACGGTGCCGTGGAGTTGCGCGCCCTTGTCACGGGCGACACTCTCGAGCGCGCATACCGCGCCTTCTACGGATTCCAGCGCAAGCAGGTTCTCATGACCAGATCAATTCCACAGCGGCAGGAGGCATAACATGGGCGGCGGCGGTTCAACCACCAATCCAGTCATCCCACAGGCTCTACTTCAACTCCTCGGGGGGACTGTAAGTAACGTTCTCCCGAATCAGAATGCCGCATGGAAAGGAACATGGCAAAAGAACGGAACCGATGCCACCCCCCAAGAAGCGGCAAACAACCAAGCTATACAGACGAAAATCGACCAGATGCAGCAGGCGCTTTCCAATCCAAACCTGCCTCCGGCGACGCGCACCTCGATCGAAGCACAACTCGCTGCGGAAACGGAGAAACTCGCCGGGTGGACGACGAAGCCCAGCGAGTTCATGCAGAAGCAGAATTACGGGGATTACTACGGCAATGTCCAGGTACCGGACACCGCGGCCGCCGCCCTCGAACAGGCGCTCGGCGGGCAGGGCATAGAGGGGTTCTCCGCTCCGTCGGTCTATGAGGGGTTGGCCGCGAGCTCGGCGCTCCAGAATCCGAGTCAGACGCTATTCGGCCAGGAGTTCACGGACCCGAATGCCCGCCAGATCGCGAACTTCAACCCGGCCCAGACCGAGATCGCAAGTTACCTCGGCAACTCGTGGCTCCCTCCGACTACCACGGGCGGACGGTCGCAGTATGTCGATGCGCGCCAGACCGCAGGCGAGAAGGCCGCCCTCACGCAGGCCGGACAGTTGCAGGGCATCGGGGCGAAGACCCCCGACCTCAGCGACTTTGCGAAGAACATCAACACCAATCCAGCAATCAAGAATGCCCTGTCGGTGTGGTCCGATGTCAAACTCCCCACCATCCAGAACCAGGCCAGTCTCATGGGTCTTGGCCGCTCGTCGTCGCTACTCAAGGGCATTGACACCTCACAGAATCAGTTCCTCCAGCCGATCATCCAAGACCAACTCAACCGCGAGGAGAACGCGATCAGCCGCGGATTCACGGGCGCACAGGCCAATGTCGCGGCGCAACAGACCGCAGCACAGGCCCAGGCCCAACGTGAGGCCGAGGACTACGCCCGGAAACTCTCCGCCGGCAATCAGGTTCAGGCCCAGGACCAGGCCACACTTGATGCCCAGCAGGCAGACTACTTGCGGCGGCAGGGCCTCAACGAGCAGGAAGTCGCCAACGCCATGACCTCCGGTCAGAACCAGTTCGGCAACCTGTTCAACCTGTCGAATGCCGACACCCAGCGCAAGTTAGCTGCCAGCCAGCAACTCACAAGCATGGCGGGAACCGAGCGCGATTGGGCGAAGGAGCAGGGAGACTTCGAACTACAAGATGCGTTGCGTCGCCAGGCACTCGGCGAGAACCTGCTGTTCCAGCCGCTCGGCGGCACGGCGTCGATGGTCGGGTCAAAGACCACCGGCGGGAAGTAGGAGGCGGACATGGACCCGATTACATGGGCCGCCATCATCAGCGCACTCGGCTCGCTCGGTGCCGCATACATGAGTTCCAAGAAGAAGATCCCCGGCCCCACCGGGCAGGGGCAGATGGGCGGGTTTCATCCATCGGCTGAAAACTTCAAGAAGGGAGTCGGTTCCGATTCTGCCGATCAACTTGCAGCCATCCTTGGCGGTAGCGGCTCACCGGCGGCTGACGTTGCTCTCCAGCAGCCCGTCGAGACGCCAACTCCGCAGAGGCCGGACTTCGCGGCCATGCAAGAGAAACAGATACTCGACGCGGCCGGACCCGAAGTCACGGGGGGGCCTGCGGCTCCAGAAGGTTTCGATCTCGCTGCACTGCTGCCGTACATCAACGCTGCCTCACAGGTCGGCGGGGCGATCTCTGAGGGCAACCGCGGAACCCCGGTCGCACTTCAAAAGGGTCACATGGGCGGGTACAACCCGACCGTGCCCGACGCTCAAGAACTTCTCCGCATGATGCTCGCAAAACTGTTCCGGAGGTAGTATGCCCAACTTCACACTCCAAGACTTCCTCAAGGTGCTCATTCCCGTCATTGCTGGTGGGGCCTCTGCCTACTCAGCTCCGGCCGCCCGCGCGATTCACGGTGCCAGCGGATCACTCATGGCTCTCCAGGAGGACAAACGGCGCGAGAAGGAACTCGAACAGGAGATGGCGCTGCGTGCGTCCGAAGGCGAACGCAGGGGGCGCACTCTCGGCCTCCAGGAGCAAGAAGCGAAGGGTGTACTTGAAGACAGGGCGAGCAAGCGGAAGGGCCAGCAGGGCATGTTTGACGCACTTGGGGCGGCCCTCGCCCAGCTCACTGGCGAGGCGCAGGCCCCGGGAGCATTCGGTGGTGGTGGGCCGTTGTCGCCCGAGACCATCGACCGGCAGACCGCAGCGCGTGAAGTGGCGCCGGACATCCCACTCATCCAGTCGATCATGGCCAAGGCCGGTCCAGAGGGGGCTGCGGCGGCCCTAGCACAACTCGGCGAGGCGCAGACTGCGGCCCGTGGCCGGGGCGAGACCCGGGGGAAGGAAGAGCGCGCGGCCGGACGCGAGGGCGCGCAGTTCGAGAAGACCCTCGGTGTGCGCAAACAGGAAGCTGGGAGTCAGGCGGCCTACTGGAAGGAGATGGGTGCGGCCCGCACAGAAGAGGCAGAGACGCACAAGAAGGCACAGGCAGCGACGGAGAAAGCAAAGGGCGAACCTGACATCGATGCCCTGTCCAAGGTCAACAAGCGAATCGCCGAACTAACTGAGAAGGGGGCCTTGCCTGGGGCTGGAGGTCTGACCCCCGGAGAGATGGCCGAACTCAAGCTCCTCCAGTTGAAAGCGGCCAGACTCGGCGGTCTCAACACCCCCGCCGGATACTTGGCATACCTCGGCCTTGGCCCTGGACCGCAGGCTGGAAGACCCTAATGCCCCGTTTTCTCGGAGAACTTCCGACCTGGCCCGAGGTCGAGGAGGAGCTGAAAAAGCGCCAGGCTGACCCGGCGACCATCGCCACTGTCCGCACGAAGTATTGGGCTGACTACGCCAGCACCGAGGAGATCAAGGCGTTACCCCCGATCCATGTGGAGGCGACGCGCTCTCGGTTCTTCCAGCAGCCGGTAACACCGGATGAACCGAGGCTCAGTCTCATAGAGAAAGCGGCGGCTCTCATCAGTCCGCCGGGTCCGCCCCCTGCGACACCCGTCGCCGCGCTGCCGCCTACGGCCCCGCCACTCGTCGCTGCCCGTCAACCCATACAGGGGTGGACAGCCGAGCAAATGATGGGCCAACTTGCTGCGGGCCAGGCACCTGCCATCGCACCGCCATCAGAAGTCCCCCCACTCGCTACTAGCCATCGTCCCCCGTTGCCGGGTCCCATGAATGTCGCGGAGGCCGTTGTCGCGCCCGGAACCGGGCGAACGATGGCCGAACTCGCCGCACCCCCGGCGCGCGTCCCCGTGAACCCGGTCAGCGAAGCGGCGACCGTCGCCGAGGATGTTGCGCGGAGTGTTGGAAGCGCCCTCACGTCACTCGCCGCGATTCAACCGGGCGTCCAGGAGCGGGCGTTTGGCGACCTTCGCCGACTGGTCGGTGCTGGTGCCCCCGCTGCCGAGTACGAGACGGTGAACGTCGAGGGACCGAACGGCAAGGTGATCTCAGTCCGTCGGCGCAAAGCAGTCATCCGGGGTCCCGAGACCGGGGGCGAGAGAATGCGCGCGACCGCCGAGTCGCTGGAGGCTAACGCCCCGGTGCCCGAGACCAAGGCCGGGAAGATTGCCGCTGAGACCGGACGGGCAGGCGCCGGGTTCCTCAAGGCGGCCCCGGTGATCGCGCTGGCTTCGGTGCTCAGCAAGACCCCGGCCGCCGCCTTCGCCCCGGAACTTGCGGGTTTCTTACTCGGATCGCTCGAGGCGTACGGGAGTGGCGCGGGCGCGCGCGAGGTCGGCAAGACGGGGCTGGGTGGCGCGACGCAGATGGCTTTGTACCGCGCGGGCAGGTGGACCGGCGGCAAGGCAACCGGGGGGTTGATTGCGCAACTTGCGAATCGCATGCCAGCCGCCACCGCCAAGGCCGCGCCGCTCATTGAGGCTGCGGGGGGCGCACTTGGCGCTGGTGTGACGACCACCGCAGGAGCCGTTGCGGAGGGCATGGACTTCGGGCAGTCGATCAAGGAAGTGGGCGTGCCGATGGTCGTGGCGTCTTTCCTCGCTGACATGGCGGGGCTGCCAAACCCCGTCAAGCGCGGTGCCAAGGTATTGCAACGCATAGGACTGTCGGCGAAAGAGGCGCGTGACGCCTCAGCGACCGTGATAGGTCTCGCCCAGGCGGGCGATGCGGAGGGTGCCGCCATGACCCTCCAAGACATCCTGGAGTCGGCCGCAAGGCGGAGGCGTGGGGAAGTGAGACCGCCAGAGGGTCCCCCACTCCCCGCAGAGGCCCCCCCACGGCCCCCCACGGCCCCCCCACAGGCCCCCCAGCAGCCCCCCACGCCACCACAGGAGGTAGTCAATGCCAGCGCAATACGAACACATCAGGGACAGCGAGTACCGGAGGCTGCGCAAGAAGGGCCTCAAGCACAAGGCGGCGCTCAAGAAGGCCAAGGAGATCGCGGCGCGCACCTGGAACAAGCGCCACCCCGAGGACCCGAACCCGTGGTCGAGGGAGGCAAAGGACCTGTTCAAGAAGTAGCCAAACAACCGTGGGAGATGAGCCGGGACGAGTGGAACGCGGCAACCCGCTTCTACCGTTCTGGAAAGACAAAGAACGCACAGTTGCCAACCGGGCAGCGCGTGATCTTGACGAACGAATCGACGGCCGGGAACTTCCTTAAGCAAAGCGGGCCGTTCCTCGAAACCCTCAGAAGGCAGACGGTTGAGGCCGCCCTTCGTCAAGGCAAGCCCGTCCCGTCCGAAGTCCTCACTGAATTGGGTCTCGCCCCCGCCGTAGAAAAGGTCGGCACTTCCGCAGAAGTGCCGATAGTTTCACCCGTCAAGACAACTGCCGCTACCGAGCAACCGCCCGAGCACGTTGTCCGCGCGCTCCAGAAGCCCTGGCGGGTGGTATCCGATTCCGTCATCACCAAAACCAAGGAGCAGGCCAAGGAGACCCTACGCGAGGCCATCGCCAACGGCACCGTGACCCGCGACACTCCCGTTCGGCTGACCGACACCAGGGAACTGCACAATCTTGCCACGTCCGGCGAACTCGCCGAGGAGAAGTCGGCGCAGATCGTTGTCGGGGAAAACGGCGAGGTACTACCCATCATGGGCTACGGCCACGGGATCTCGGCTGCCATCATCCTCCCCGAGGGTTACAGCCGCAAGGCTGCGGGTCTCGAACACGCGCAACCCAACGAAGTCAAGATCGACCCGAAGGCTCCCGCCGGGGAGATGCAGTTCATTGTGGCCGGTTACAAGCGGCTTTTGACCTACGCCGAGCTCGCGGAGTTGATCGAGACGGGCAAGCTGGCTGCCCTGGAGCAGGCGGCGGCCTTGCATGGCGAGAAGCCGGAGATTATACTCAAGGGCGGAGAGATACTTCCAGGTGAACCAGCCGCCGTCCCCGGACCCGAAGTTGGCACCCCGAAGGCAGCAGGGAGAGAGCCTGGCGGACTACATCCGACGGCTGGAGAGGTTGGGATTCAAGGTGGCGGGCCTGCGGTGGGTGCCGAAGGAACCATCACCCCCGGCGCCGCTCCCGCGCCTCCTCCTGTTCCGCAGGCCGTCGCAGAAGTAGCACCCGCCGTACAGTCCTACACCATCGAACCAGCCAGTTACGCGAAGAACGCCATCATCGTCCGCATCCAGGGCGGTGCGGAAGGCTTCAAGGGTCCGCTGCACGACGCCATCGAGACCCTCAAGGGCCGATACGTCAAGCGCGAGCGCGGCTACATCCTCCCCAAGAGCAAGGAGGCAAAGGTTCGCGCCGCACTGGACGCGGCACTTACACCCCCGCCCCCTGCGGCAGCAGCCATCACCCCGGCAGAGGTGCCCGTCAAGCAACCGTGGGAGATGACGCGGGAAGAATGGTTGCGCGAGGTCAATGCGGCAAAGATTAACTTCACCGGCACTGGCGGTGAGGGGGAATATGGCATGGGCCGGGTTACAAAGGAAGGAAACTTCAACACCGGGGTGGATCGGTTGCGGTTTCTACGCGACAATTTGCCGGACCATCACGATGTTGAGGGCTTGCAGTATCCAGCGGATCATCAGGAGGTTGTTGCTAAGGCCCTTTCCGAAGGAAAACCTGTCCCCCCCGAAGTCCTAACCGAGTACCCTGACCTTAAGAATGTTAACAAGAATGTAACAAAACCCGAAATTGCTAACATTCTTCCACCCGCAGTTTCACCCATAGTCGAAAAGACAGGCGAGCAAATTCCACCCCCGAAAGTTCCTGCCGTCGAATCCGAGGCCGTCACCGCCGCCATCGCCTCCTACCAGCGCAAGACCCCGACTGACGTGTCGGGGGTTCGCGCGCGCCGGGACAAGCTAGAGATTCGGCAGGAAGAGATCAACCGCCCGCTGGAAACGCTCAAGAAGGACTACGAGGCGCGACGGAGGGGGAGCAAGACCCGGGAGGCGGCACAGAAGCGGTACACGACTGCGGTGACCGCCGCCGACGAGGAGATGCGCGGCATCGGCATGGAGCTGGGCAGCCTTCGCAAACAAAGTTACGATGCCAGTCTCGAAAACGCGCTTCTCGCCGACCCACAGCGCGAACTCAATGTTGACGACGCAGAGTTGTCGAGACTCGGCGCGGCGATGAGACTACTGCCAAAGGGCGCCGCAGACGCGGCCCGGCGCCTTGCAACCGAGAGGCTCCGGGTCGTAGCCGAGAAGGAGTCGGCGGGCAAGTCCACTCCCGAGGAGATCGAACAGGCTACCGAGGATGGCGTGAGGTCTCTGGAATCGTTGCCCCTCATGTCGGCGGATCAGCACCGAGGGGCCATCATCAACAGTCTTGTCGGAGACCGTCGCGAGCGGATCAAGGAAGCGACGAAGGACGACCCTGACCTCGAGGCCGAGGGCCACGGCTATGGCGGCAGGAAGTGGCAGCAGGATCTCAAGGCCGCTGGCAGCATGAAGGACCTGGACGGAACCGAACTGGAGATCGCGGATGCCCGCCCGCGCGGGGCCGCGATCCTGGTCAAACAAGAAGCCGACCGCAAGGCCACCGACCTCGCTGAGCAGAAGCGCGTGGAGAACCTGCGCCGTCCGCTGCCCGAGGGGGTCCGGGAGTTCTCCTACAAGCTCACGAAAGCCGAGCATCAGGCGCTCGACGAAGCGGATCTTGGGGGGGAGCATGCGGCGGTTGTTTTGTATGGAACGAGGGGACACGCACAGCACGAGAAGGCGGTAGCCCGCCTCCGTTCTCGCGGACTCATCGCCCCCGACTCGCCGTTCTTGACTCCGCGTGGCGAGGATGTCGCCCGCGCCATCCAGCAAGAGCGCATGGGCCTGCCCTACGACCAGCGCCCCGGCATCAACTGGGTGCCGCCCGATCCCGCCGCAATGACTAAGGGATGGGAGGGAGTTGCTGGCAAGGCCGTCGGTGGACTCTTCGCAGACAAGAACGGCGATCCCTGGATCACCGACGGGTATTTCCTTGTGCGGGCGAAACCTGGAACGAAGGTCCCCGAGGGACCGGCACCCGAGATCGGGCCAATCGTCAACGTCACCAAGGCGGACCTCGATCCTGTTAGCGGGTCGGTTGCATGGTATCGCACGCGGGTCCGCGACAACGTCATCCTGTCCAACGGGTTGATAGTGAATGCCGATCTCCTAGCCGCCGTCCTCGGTAAGGAAGGCGGAGACCTCTACCATCGGAAGACCGACACGGGCCAGCCGCTCGAGACCAGCACCGGGCTCTACGTCCTGCGCGGAGATCAGGTCCACGGCGTCATCATGCCGATTCGGGTTGACGGCACGCAAGACCTCCCCGAGAACTACCGCTGGATGTGGGAGGACGGCAAGATCCACGAGCGCGACCTGACGAAAGCACCTGCGGGCGAAGTCCCGGCTCTGGAGCCGACCGAGGACGGTGGGGTGCAGGAGTCGCTTCCCTTCGAGGGCGTCGGGACTGAACCCCTTTTGCGGAAAGCCACTCTACCGACCGAACGCATCCCCGTCGCCCCACTCCCCGGGGGCACCGAGGGCGAGACCGGCCAGCTCATCCCGACCCTCGCCAAGTCACTTGCCCGCCGGATTCGCGTCGCCAAGATGAAGCGCGGGCGGCTCGGCCAGTACGAACCGTCGAGCACCGCGACCAGCATCCGGTATCAAGGCGACCTTGCGACTACCTCACACGAGATCGGCCACGACCTTGACGATGCCTACGGGATCACCCCGTTGTTCTCGTCGGGTCAGTACGATGCCGAGCTCAAGCCGTTCTGGAATCTCGGGACCAAGATCCCGGCCAGCAAGCCCAATGCCATCGTCCTCCGCCGTCAGGAGGGGTGGGCCGAGTTCCTGCGCGCGATGATCGGGAATCCCGACGAGACACGCACGCAGGCCCCGAAGCTGGCGAAGGTCTACGACGAGCGACTTCCGACGCAGGTCCGTACGATTCTCGGCAACTACTCCGACGGGGTGCGTAGGTTTGCTGGATTGTCGCCCGAGGAGATGGTGCGGAGCAACGTCGAGATGGAGGCCGCCACCCGCACTCAGCGACTCCGTCAGGATCTCGCGGGCACCGGCTATGAGTTCAACACGATGGGGTGGGCCGACAAGCTCGGCTCCAAGATCATCGACGACCTCGGACGAGTGACGAAGGGGATCGAGACGGCGAAGGAGTTGCGTGGTATTGACCGTCTCCTGCCACAGAACGACCCCGCCATCCTCATCCGCAACTGGTTCGGATGGACCGAAGAGCGGTTTGTGGATATACTTGCAAATGGCGTGCCAATCTACGATAAGTACCGGGAGCGGGCCACCGGGCCGTTCGCCGACATCTTCGAGTCCCTGGACAACTCGCATGCCGACAAACTCCAGGCGGACTACCGTGACACGGTGGCCCTGTTGCTCGCCGAGCGGGTTGGCGAGAAAGCCGGGTTCATCGACGCCGAGACTCAAGCCAAGATCGACCAGTGGGATGAGGCGGTCGCCGATGGCAGGATGAAAGTTGAGCGCCGTGATGCGGCGGTGGCCCGGCTGAAGAAGATCACCGAAGCCCGCAAGGGGCGGCTCGCCGGGTGGGGTCACGGCGTCTACTCGGATACGGAAATTGCAGCATCGGCCATCGAAAACCTCAAGCGCGACCCGGAACGGTTTGCCAGGCTCCAGAAGACCGCCGACGCCTACCGCAAGTGGGCCAACGCCACGCTCCGGTACAACGTGGACTCCGGCCGCATGTCCGAGGAGTCCTTCGCGCAGATCAAGGCGCGGAACCAGCAGTATGCGGCGATGCACCGCGTCGCCTCGGAGATCGACCCCAATTACCAGACCGGGGGCCGGGCCGGGGGCCGGAAACTCGGGACACCGACGGAGACCGTCCAGAAGTTCACCGGCTCGACCAAGAAACTCGGGAATCCGATTGTCAACCTCATGATGCAGACGGCGGCCATCCTCCGCGAGGCCGAGCGCAATGCCGGGGTCCGCGCGTTCACCGACATCCTCACCAGCCCGCGCAAGATGGGCGAGGGCACACCGATCCCCTTGGAGCAGATTGGGCGACGGGTCAAGGAGGGGACCAAGGACGCGATCACCGTATGGGTCAATGGGAAGCCCCAGGCGTGGCAGTTTGAGGAAGGGTTGCACGCAGAGTTACAGGCCCTTGGCAAGTTGCCGATGACCCCGGCGGTCCTCCGGGTGCCTGCCAGTATTCTGCGGTGGTCGGTGGTTCACAGTCCTCCATTCCAAATCCGCAACGCGATCCGCGACGCCCTTGAGAGGTTCCGGGTGTCGGACGTGAATTCATTGCCGTGGGACACGCTGAAGGGCTACACCAAGGAGCAACTCTCCGACTACCTGCGGGCCGGCGGCGCTACGGGTTGGTACTTCCACGACCGCACTCGCTACGCACTCAAACTCAAGGAGACACTCGACGACCTGGCCAAGGACGAGACCACGATTCTCGCCTCCTTCCACAGTCTACGGCGCGGAGCCGAGCGTTTCTACCGGGGGTCGGAGCTCATCGGCCGGATGGCCGAGTACCGCAGGGCATTCGTCTATGGCAAGGAAAAGCTCGGGTACGACGACTACAATGCCTCGCTGTTTGCTGCGAATAAGGCGCGCGGGCTCATGGACTTCAACACTGCGGGCTCGTGGATCAGGTGGGTGAATCAGATCATCCCATTCACCAACCCATCGGTTCGTGGTGTCGTCCGCAACCTCCAGGCAATGCAGCAGCATCCAGGAAGGTTCCTGGCTGCGTGGGCCGCCTCCATCCTCATCCCCAAGCTCATCGAGTATCTGTGGAACTCGACGGGCGATGACGCCGAGGAGTACCGACAACTCCCGGACTATCAGCGGGACCTGTTCTTCAATTTCAAGATCGCGCCGAATCTCTGGCTCCGCATCCCCCTCGGGTTTGAGGTGGCGGTGTGGGGTGGGTCAGTGACCCGGGCCATCGACTACGCGCGGGGAAACAAGAACGCATTCGACGGGCACATCGGGCAACTGATGAGAGCTACGTTGCCCCTCGATGAGACTGCCCTTGCCGGGCCGTTCCGCGGGATCGTACAGATGGCACTCAACTACGACCTGTTCCGCAACCAGCACATCATCCCGGCATGGGAAGAGGGTAAGGACGTTCGGTTGCGGGACACCAGCCGCGGCTCGCGCCTTGGTCAGGCGGTCCAGCAGGTTCTCGGTGTGGATGCCCGGAAAGTGGACTTCCTGCTCGTGGAGTCCCTTGGCGATCTCGGGCGGTACATCCAGGAGGCGTCGAACGTTGGGCGGGCAGAGAAACGTCCGCACACGACCGCCGACATTCTGCGGCAGGTGGGCGCGGTGTTCGCCACGTCACCCGCTGGCCAGGCCAAGGACGTGCAGGCGATCTTCGACACTGCACAACGGGCCGGCATGGAACAGGACAAGCAGGTGGCGCACCTCCGCGGCCTACTGAAGCAAGCCTATGAATCGCCCACGGACAAGGAGCGCGACGCCCTCTTGAAGCGAGTGCGCGAGTACGCGACCAGAATCCGGCCGTTGATCGAGAGACGGGCTGAGCAGGCCATACAAACCAAGGGACAGAAGATGCAACGCAAGATGTACGGGGCAGAAGCCACCGACTAGGCGCCGTACACAGAGGGGAACATGGCAGAAAACAACAAACTGAACGGCTGGCTCAAACTCCTGGGAATGCTTGTGTCCTTGTTCGTTTCCATACTCGCGATGTTCTTCACGATGGTCAAACCTGCCGTCGGGACCGCCGTTGCCGAACAGGTCAAGGTTGAAACCGTTCGGCGGGAGGATGCCATATCGAAAACCGTGGCCTGGGGCACTGAAGAACACAAGCAGATAGAGAACCGCCTGGACAGGCGGTTAGATCGCATGGAGTCCAAGATGGACCGCTTGCTGGAGCGGCGATGAGGCCGGTCCTCGACTTCAAGAACGCATCCAACCGCGAGCAGGTGAAGGCGTCCGCGCTGCGCTTCGGGCTTGAGCCGGAGCTGGTTGCCGCCCTCGTCATGCAGGAGTCCGGGGGCAAGTCCGACGCCTGGAACCCCGAGCCCCGCTATCAGTGGTTTTGGGATGTGAAAGCCCAAAGGCCCTTTCGGAGGGTCACGCAGGCAGAGGTCGCGTCGAAGTTCCCGCCGGCCGACTTCCCGTGCCGGGCCGGGGACCGCGATCAAGAATGGTGGGGCCAGCAGGCGTCATGGGGACTCCTTCAGATCATGGGGGCTTGCGCCCGCGAGGCTGGCTGCCATCTTGAGTACCTGCCGGGCCTGTGCGATCCGACCGAGGGCCTGGAGTGGGGCTGCCGGTGGCTTGCCAAGCTGGTGAGCCGGTTCGCGGCGGGTGCCGTGAGTGCCTACAACGCCGGTCATCCACAACCCGGAAGTGTATACGAGCAGGGTGTTTTGGCCTGGAGAGACAAACTTCGTCCGCTGTTCGTTTCCACCTGAGTAACGTAACGCCGGGTGTTCGTTTTCCTCGGCGATTCCGTCCAAGTGTGGCCGTAGCTCAATTGGTAGAGCGGCAGACTGTGGCTCTGCTGGTTCGGGATTCGAGGTCCCGCGGCCACCCCAAAACACGGGCAAACAGCCCCCGGGCGAGTAACCCGGGCCCGGCGACCCCGTAGACGCCTCGGACCCGTAGGCGGGAGTCGTCCTCTTCTCACACGTAATCTAGTGTGACACCCTTGACGTGTGCCCCTCTCGGCCCCATTGTTAGCGGTGGGCGAGAGGCATGACGTTGGCCCAAGGAGGCTACGTGGCGAGACCCTGGATGACTCCAGAGGTAGTTGAGAAAGCACGGCAGTTGGTTCGCGGGGGAGATGGGCGGTACAGGCTGATGAAAAACCTCGGTCTCAGCGAGGACAAGGTTAGGACATTGCTCGCCGAGGTGAAACGGGGGGGCGAACCGATCACCGAGACGGCTCCCATCGTCCCGCCCACCAGCGAACTTGCGACGGCGATCAGCGATTCGATCCGGGCGCTTCCCGCGCTCCAGGTGAAGCGCATTGTGCGGAAGGTGGACCCCGAGCTCGACGAGGAGGATGTGATTCTCCACGTCTCTGATTGTCACGTCGGGTCTCTTGTCTCCGCGACCCAAACCGGAGGACTCGGCCATTACGACTTCGAGGTGTTCACCGAGCGCATGGAGCGACTGTGTTCCGGTGTCGCCAAGATCCTGCGCTATACCCCGAACCCGGTCAAGCGGGTCCACCTGGTACTCGGCGGGGACATCATCGACGGCTCGACCATCTTTTGCGGTCAGCAGCGCCAGATCGACTTGCCGGTGGTGCAACAGGTGATCCACGCATACGAGGCGTTCGTCCGCCTGATTCTCGACTTGCGCGCGATGTTCGATGAGGTGGTGGTGTCCGGGGTGCCCGGCAATCACGCGCGGATCGGACTCAAGGGCGAACTGGCACCCAACGACAATCTCGATTACCTGATGATGCACTTCCTCCGGGAACGTTTCCAGCTCTCCGAAATTGAGGGTGTTCGCTTCAACCTGCCCGAAACCTGGTGGATGCTGCTCGAGGCCCAGGGGTGGCGGTTCCTGGTCGCGCACGGCGACGAGTTTCGGTCATGGCTACGGATTCCGTTCTACGGGGCGCTCGGGTTCAAGGCGCGAATGCGCGAGGTACTCAAGCAGGCGTTCAAAAAGGTGTCGGGCGAGAGTGTTGACTTCGACTACGTGATGGTCGCTCACCACCATGAGCCGGCCAGCTTCTCGGACATCTTTATGAACGGTAGCTTTGTCGGCGGCTCGGAGTTTTCGCTCAAACGACTCCAGGCCGGCGGCCTTCCGTTCCAAAGGATTCTCGGCGTTCATCGCAACATTGGCGTGAGCTGGGATCGCAAACTGATTCTGGCCGACCGCCGCGAACTTCCGGAACCGACCATCTACCAGTAGGGGGGTGCATGGCAATCATCTCGACGTACTCGGAGATCACCGACGAGACCTTCTGTAACGTGACGTTGTTCGAGGACGAGGCCCCGGTGATGGTTCACGTCTCAGTGAGCGGCTCGGAACCGCTCAGGCTGACCGTGTTCGAGGCGGTTGCCGTGCGTGAGGCGCTTGACGAAGCCCTGGACCTGTTCCTAGACGAGGGCGACGAAGAGGAGACGGTGCATTGAGTCACAAGTTGTGGAACCCCCGCAAGTGGCTTGACGCTCACGGCAAAAAGGTCCGGGTATGTTTTGTCGATGGGAGCAAGGACAAGGACCTGGAGTTCGGCAAACTCGGCGGATGCTGTCTGCATACCATCGGCGGCCGGCCCAGGTGGACCATCAAGATCGACACGAGTGAATCCAAGGCGAATCAACGGCTCTGGCTTTTGCACGAGTTAGAACACATCGCGGACGACATTGCGGGGGACCTGATGCCGGAAGAAGTGATCCGGGTCGAGTCACAAATCCTGTTCGACATCCTCGATGCCAACCGCGGGGTCGCTTCATGGATCGCGGGGGACGGTGATCCATGAAGATGAAGATGCTGATACTCGTGCTTGTCGGGGTCGCCCTCGTGGCGGCCTCTTCGTTTAAGTGTGGCGCCCCAAAGACTCCCGTGCGCCCGATCTCGCCACCGGAGTCCGTTTTCGGGTTCCGGCCCGGTGACGCCAGGATCGACCCCGCCTTTGTGGACCTCGATGGCGATGGGCGACCGGAGTACATCCTCGTCCTCAAGTATGAGAAGACCAGGAGCGGCGAGGGTTACACGCAGGGAAACTGCAACACCGCCTACACCGTCGAGGCGGCCCTGGTTGTGCCTGGCTCCAATGGGAACAGGGGGCGATCCTGGTTCTGGTGCGCGACAGAACTTCCCCATGACTGGCCGGGAACCGCGTCGGTGATTCGGGTTGAGGGTGGCAAGGTCTACATCAAAGACAACCTCTTGCGGTGGCTCCCGTGAGAGTCGTTCGCGTTGTTCTGCTG